GCTCAATGAGCACTTTTTTTCTTTTGGCAAAATAGAGCATTTTTGTCCTTCGTTGTACCTTCGTTGTCTCTCGTTTTCTGCCAGTGCGGTACACTGGGCGCAATAGGAGGGATGAACCATGAGCTATTACCAGACACCCGGAGCGCCCTATGTTCCGCAACAGCCTGTCAACCCTTACGGCGGTATGGGCACGGTCGGGCTTGCCACTCCCATGCCAAATGCACAGATGCAGCAGGCACAGCAGCAGCGTCCGCAGCCGATGAATGGGCAACAGCCTGTTCAGCAGTCGGTACAGGACGGCGGTTGGCTGCTGGGTAGACCTGTTTCCAGCAGGGAAGAATTTTTGGCAATACCGTCTGACCTGTACGGCAGACCGACCTATTGCCCAGACCTGCGGAGCGGAGTGATCTACTGCAAGCGGCTGAACCCTGACACCTGCGAATCCTATGTGCAGGAGTTTTACAGCCCGGAAGCGTGGCGGCAGATACAGGCGCAACAGGCACAGCAAACCGCTGCACCGACACAGCAGTATGTGCCTATTGAGCAGTACAACGCCCTTGTACATCGGCTGGATGAACTGGAAAAGTGGCAGAAGAGCTTTTCAAAGCCCGCTGCCGCTGCAAAGAAAGGAGAATAACAATGTCCTCTCCGTTTGATATGATTACGCACAGCCCCATCATGCAGCTTGCAAATTTGGCTCGTGCCGGACAGAACCCAATGGGGCTTATCCAGCAGTTGAGCGGGCAGAATGCTCCTATCATGCAGGGCTTGAACCTGATTCAGGGCAAAAGCGAAGCACAACTCAGGACGATGGCGCAGAACCTTGCCAAAGAGCGCGGCATCGACCTGAACCAGCTGGCAAGCGTCCTGAATTTGACGCTGCCGAAGTGAGGAGACTTTGCAATGGACGATTTTGAAAACAGCCATCCAGAAAAAGATTTTGACTTCAACAATCTGTATGGGAACGACAAAATATGGGTTCCTTTGATGCTTGGCTTGATTTTCGGTGCTGCCAGCAAAAAGTTGGATAACCCAGAAGACGAAAAAAACAATCTTCCAAGCTGATTTGATAACCCCAAAATAAGCATCCCTCTAAGCGAAACGCTTCTCAGTTTTGCGGACTTGATAAAAACCGCTTTTATCTGGCTTCGCCCATCGCACACGGCGGTGGGATAGCATAACGCAAAACTGAAAGGAGTTTTGTTATGGACGATTTTGCAACTGGCTATCTGGCTGGGCAGGACGGCGGTAATAACAACGGCGGATTCTTCGGCAACGAAGGTCTGTGGGCTGTTATTATCCTCGCTATTATCTTCGGCTGGGGTACGAACGGCTATGGCCGGAACGGCGGCGACAACGGAATGAACAGCTACATCCCCTATCTGGTCGGCACTGGCGCAACCGGGCAGGGCGGTAACGACACCCGCGCGGCTCTGTCTGAGGGCTTCTACCAGCAGGATACCTCCCGCTCTCTGGCTGGCATCCAGAGCGGCATTTGCTCTCTGGGCTATGACCAGCTGGCGCAGATCAACGGCATCAACGCCAACATTGCAAACGGCTTTGCGGGCGTGAATAGCGCCATCTGTCAGCTCGGCTACCAGAACGCACAGCTCGTGAACGGTCTGGAACGCAGCGTGTCCAACGGCGACAACGCCATTAGCCTCGCCATCATGCAGGAGGGCAACGCACGGCAGGCGGGTCAGACCGCACTTTCCACGCAGCTTGCATCTTGCTGCTGCGAGAACAAGCAGCTCATCGGCGACCTGAAGTACACCATTGCACAGCAGGACTGCGCTACCCGTCAGGCTATCGCAGACAACGCCCGCGCCATCGTGGACAACTGCAACGCCAACTTCCGCAGCATGATGGACTACTTCACGCAGGATAAGATTGCCACTCTGACCGCTGAGAACCAGAGCCTGAAGTTCGCCGCTTCTCAGGATCGTCAGAATGCGCTTCTGACCACCGTGATGTCCCAGCAGACCGATACCATCCTGAACCGGGTCAATCCTCGTCCGATTCCCGCTTATCAGGTGGCAAACCCCAACGTGGGCGTGAACTGCTGCGGCTGCTGCTAACCTACACACTCCCCGATAACACCGGGTGAACCATCGGGGCAGGGGTAAGACACCTCTGCCCCTGATTTTTTAGGAGGAAAATACTATGGCTTGCAAAACAAGCTGCAAACTCTGCTCGCACTTGGTCATCAGTCAGGCAGTCACGTTTGCCGACGATACTTTGACCATCAACATCCCTGCTGGCGCATACCAGAACGGAGAGAAGTATTGTATCGTGGTCGCTCAGAGCTTGCCGGACACGACCACCATCAACGCCCCTGTAGTCATTACCATCGGCGCTGGCACGACCGCATACCCTCTGACTGACTGCAACTGCGCTCAGGCGACTGCTGAGAGCATCCACACCCGCACCCGCTACGCTACCCGTGTGGCAACGTCTGCAACCGGCACCGGCACGTTTAAGTATCTTGGCTGCTTCTGCCGCTCCCACGCCGGTGCGCCTGCGTCCATTTCTTGAGGAGGTATAGATTATGGGCAAGACTAATTTTCGCCGCATGATGATGCTCCGTGAACACGACAAAGACCGTGAGCCGGAACGTGACCGCCTTGAGGAAGAGCGTGACCGCAGGGAGCGTGAGCTGGAACGCCGTCTGCGTAAGCTGGAAGACGGCAACGACCGCTATTCTTACTATCCGCAGGAGGAGAACCGCTATATCGACCCCTACCCTATCCCCCGCTACCCTGACGTAGAGTATGGGCGCAAGATGCCGCAGATTGGCTTCTCGCAGAACGGAGACTGGGACAAGCGGTCTGGACAGTATGAGCATGGAGGTGCGGACAGCCGCTCCATCAAGATGCCACGCAAACACCTCACCCACGATGAAGCGGAGGAATGGTGCGACAGCATGGTGAATGCTGACGGCACGAAGGGCTGTCACTGGACGCTGGAACAGACGCAGGACGTTGCCAAACAGCGGAATATCACTTGTGACCCGAACGATTTCTGGGCTGTGATGAACATGATGTACTCGGATTATTGTCAGGTCGCAAAGCGCCAGTCTGTTGACACACCGGGCTTCTACGCTGACATGGCAAAGGCGTTCCTTGATGACACGGATGCCGAAGATGGCAAAGCATATCTCTACTGGGATTGCATTGCTGATAAGTAAAGAAGAACCCCTGTGTAGTCGTTAAAACTACACAGGGGTTTACTATTGAAAAAGCTAGGTGGGGTGACGATTCCCACATCTCCTAACGATGGGCGATAGCTGCCTGTTCTATCCTCTAGCGTTTTCCTTATTCCCAAAGTACAGATTCGGCTTTTATGTCAAATAGATCTTGCGGATGGAATACAAGGCTCTTGTCAAGTTCCACCACTCCGACAATGGAAAACTTGCCGGGAACTTCTCGCTCGATTTTCTTCTTTGCTTCTTCCTTGCTGTTTGCAAACAAGACAAACGGAGCTTGAAAGTGTCTGCATTTTTCGTAATCATCGTACTGGATTTTGACCCAATAAAAGTTTTCGTCCCCTACTTCTTTTGGTGTTAAGTATTTTTTGACACTTGAGACATCGTAAGTGCAATACCCGATACACTGCGAGTTTCCGTATTTTTCCATAAAATTGTCATTCCCAATACGAGTTGCCAAAACCATGTGAACGTCTTTCCAACCAACACGGTCATCATTGACCGGTTTATCGTCCATAACAATATCGTCAGGGTATATCACTTTCTTGCCAACCGCCAAATTCCAATTATTTGCAATATAATGTGTCATCTGATACCAGTTGTCAAATGTTTTTACTTCTTTCATGGCATCTTCCAAAGAACCACGATGAGGTCTATAAACAATCATACGTCAATCCTCCAAGAAATCTTTCAACTCAGTTCTTTTCATCCAATACGGACTTTACAAGTTCTTCAATTTCTTCCAAATTGATGATTATTTCACACCATCCTGCTGAATGCCCTTTATCGTAAGCGTATTCCCAAATTTTTGCCGCTTTCTTTTCTGAAATCCCAAAACCGACTTCTTCTTGAATCGTCTTATAAATCTCTGCGTAGATTTCATCCCTGCGCTTCATTTTTTCTTGATTTAGTCGCTTAACTTCATTGTCGTAATCATCGTTGTTCTTTTGCGCTTGTTCTTTGTTCCACTTCACCGACTTATCTTCATCAAACACAAAATTTGATGGAACTCGCTTGAAACCATAAGGCTTGCATCCCATATTTGCCATTGCTTCAAATTTCTGCACAATATCAGTCCACACGTCATTCATCTAAGAAATCCTCCAACTCAATCTTCCCCTCTGCCGCCGCAGCCGCTAGAGCGTATACGAACTGTCCAATCGTCATTCCGTGCCGTCTGGCTTCACGGTTAATGTACTTGCGTTCTTCCTCGCTCATAAGGATAGTAATGCGCTTAGAACGCTTGCCATCGCCACTTGCAACGCCCTGATGCGATTCCGGCATCGGAATTTTTTTCTTTGTCAAGCCAGCTTCAGCCAGTGCGCCGGGAATATTGCCCTGTTCAATCAAACGCTGCACTTCTTTTGCCTGTTTCAGCTTCTTCGGCTTACCTTCGCCTAACACGGCATCACTTGGCCGACTTTCGCTGTCTTTGGCTTGCTTCGGCTTAATACTACTTAATTCCGCTTCACTTGGCTGTGCATGGCTGTCTGTGGCATCCCTAGGCTTAACTTGCTCATGTTCGGCTTTGTTTGGCTTTGTTTGGCTTACTTCTTCTTCCTTTGGCTCACTTCGGCTTAATGTCTGCTCCGAAAAAACAGGCTGGAAGTCAAACCCGCCCAACAAGCCGGATGTTTTTTTGCTGGACTTTTTCACTGTGTGTCACTCCAATCAATAAAATACCCGTTGTACCGAAAAGATTTCGCCGCATTTCCAGCTTCAATCAAAACTTTTCCGGCTTTTATGGCTTCTTCGGAACTTAACGACCCACAATGTCTTTGTGAGACAACATAATAAATCGGATTGTCTATTCCATCTCCTCGGCGGAAAAACATAACATCTTTCGAGCTGAATTTGCTTTGCAATTCAAACTCGGCTTTTTCCAGCTCTTTATATCTAACTACATTCACTGCACATCCCCCTCTACAATCTTCTTTGCCAATTCTTTGAAATCCTCTGCGCTGGTGCTCTTTGCCGTGTCGCCGTTAAACAGGCTGTGACGCTCTGCCTGCGCTTTACGAACGCCCATAGACGGTCTAATCTTCACGTCCAGCAGCTTTGTTCCCATGCTTTGTGCAATCACAGGGAGCTGCTCTACAACCTCTTTGGACAAGTTCTCACGGCTCTTGTACTGGTTCAGAAGCAGACCTTCAATCTTCAAGGTCGGGTTGAAGTATCTGCGAACATCACCAATGGTCTGCGAAAGCTGGCTCAGTCCGGCAAGTGCATAGCGGTCTGCTGTAATAGGCACGATGATGCTGTTGGCGGCGATCAGCGCATTCACAAGCGCAAGACCAAGTTGCGGAGGAGTATCCAGAACAATGTAATCGTACTGTGCAGACACGGATTCCAGTGCTTCACGCAACCGGAAGTTCTTACCAATGTCCCGGACAAGCTGCTCGTCAATGTCCTTCAATGCGTTGTCTGACGGCAGAATGTCACCGGCTTCGCAGTGCTGGATTCCTTCTTCGACCGTACCTTGCCGGGTCATCACGTCAAACAGGGTGCATACGTCCTCTGTCTGTGCACCGTAGGTGTCCGTTGCGTTGCACTGGGCATCGCAGTCCACAAGCAGAACTTTCTTGCCAAGCAACTGCAACGCACCAGTCAGACAGGTGCTTGTTGTGGTCTTTCCTGTGCCGCCCTTCTGGTTAGCAACAGCTATAATTTTTGCCATTTTGTCCCTCTTTCTTTATTTACTGTGTATGACTACTTCAAGAAGCTATCGTCAAATGTAGCATAATCATCAAGGTCTGTCTTTTCAATCGTCTTGAACAAGTACCCCCCCGGATTCTTCAACGGTTCTTTTCGCTCCGCTTCACCATCGACAATAATGATTCGATAAGCGTTCTCGACGATATTTACAACTGCTTCTTTCTTTTTGTTCTGTTTTATGTTTGGGTATTTTTCCTTGATGCGCTTTGCAACGGACTTTGCAATCTCGATGCACTGCTTTTCCGTAAGTCTTGGAGCAATGGATGCCCAGTCAACATCTTCATACGCACCTCTGCGAGCCTTTTTAACAGGCCTTTGGTCTTCAGGAACATCTTTCAAGGACGAACCGCTAACCTCGCTTGATTCGGCATCTATGACCGGCTCTGTGTGCTGATGCACGTTAAACTTCACTGATACAACCTTATGTCCAATGATGACACGCTCATAATCGACCTGCAAGTCAGACAGTTCATTGATTTCCTTTACCGCCACATCAAGAACTCGCTTTCGCAAATACCGATATTCGTTGTAGCTCGGTTCGTTCGCTCCTAACTGTTCTCTTAGCTTCTCAACTGTAATTTCAGGCGTTTTTATTCCTCGACCTATCATGTCACGCAAGATTGAATACAAGAGAATACTGTACTGCGATTTCATACTTGCCGTGTACCGCAGACGATATCTAACGTATCCTTTTTCGGCGATGTCGAAGAAAACAGGACGCAGTTTCGGATTGCAGCTAAGCGTGATAAAGAAATTAGCTAACTTGTAATCAAATTCGACAGACGCTTGGTCAAACAGGGGATAGATGTCATAAGAACCAGCCTTATCACCTCTAGGAACTTCCACAGAGTTGCTAACAAAGTGCTTGACCTGCGCTTTCAAATTCCTTGAGTTAATTTTGATGTCCAGAAAATCACAGTATTCTTTCAACGTGAATCTGACTGCTGACGTTTCAGGGTCACGAGGGTTGATTCTTGACAAGTAGACTTCCAACAGACGAAGTTCGCCAGCCGTGTAGTCCCTGAATTTCGCCCATACAAGAGGTCGGCTTTTCTCAATCAGATTGCCTCCTTTGATGTCTGACACTTCAACACTTCCTTTCCGATTTGATTTCCACAGCTATTATACCACCGTTACGAGGACGAGTCAATACATAACGTCCACGTTCATCCACAATTCGTCCTCGTTTGTGGAATATTTTGTCCTCGTTCGTCCACAATCCGTCCTCGTTCATCCATTTTTTGTCCACGTTCTTACTATATATAAAACAAGAGTTAAAACAAGATATTAAAATATCTTCTACTAATAGGAAGTAGTAGAATTTTCCACAAAAACTTTTCTTTTCTTTTTTTCTTTGTTGAAAACAGTATCAAAAACCATTGCTAAATAAGACAAGAACGGTAGATTCCAATGGTAGACACGGTTCAACGTTAGGTATACCAAACGTGGACGGATTGTGGATAGGTGTACAAGAAGTGGATGGAAAGGTATACCTAATCTGCACAATGGGGGACGGATTGACGAACCACTCAATCGCAAGCAATAGATTGACGATAATTCGTTATTTATTCCGCGCGAATGTTGTCGATTTGCAGTCTATGGGGGACGGAATGACAAGGCGAATTTGCCCGATAGGTGTACAAAAAGTGGATGAACGTGGACAAAATGTTCTTCAAAAACTGCGATAATTCGACAATCAGCCGCTTATATTATTCGGATTCACGGTATAAGAATCGTTGGACTTCATAGCTGCTTCCGTTCCGGCATCCTGCGCCTGATAGAGAATCTCCATCTTTGGAGCAGTTCCGTTCGGGTCTGGGTCTGTCCCGGTAGCCTGTGCTATCTCATAGTTGCCCGATACCATCCGGCAAACAGAGACCCTGTCCTTCAATGGCGTATGGAGGTTTGCCAGAACCTCCGTCAGCACGCCCATGTGGTCTGAACCGTGATCTCCGTACCGGATGTACAACAAAGCATCTATCTCGTAGGAAGAACATTCAATCATGGCATCTATGAGAATCTGACGCTTTTCCATGTTGGGAAGGTCGTCTTCCAGATGCTCCAGCAGTCCAGGATAAATGCAAGCGTCCATGTATCGAGCCGCCGATACGCCGCAACAGGTGAACCAGCGCATAGCCATTGGTAGGGAAATAGCCGCCAGACCTTGCTCCCAGTTGGCAATCGTGCCACGATTCACGCCCATTCGTGCTGCTAATTTCTGCTGGCTCAGACCGGAACGCATCCGTGCCATCTCTAATGCTTTGGCCGTTCTTACCAAATATTCATCCATAAATTCACGCCCTTTCAACAAAATTCTGCAAAACTGCCGGATTCGACAAGCCAAAAAATGGAAAAAGCTGCTATGGAGAACCAACAGCAGCCTGTGTTATAACTGTAACATCGAAAAAATAATCAAACAGGAGGTAACAATATGATTATCATTGACGGGATGCCCGCATCTGAACCGACCGAAAGCAGAACGCCAAAACCGTGGGAGGGCTAGTATATGAACCAAATCGACACCATGCTTATACCCTATGCCCGCCAGACCGCCTTAAAGCTGGTCTACAACCTTGCAAACAACGATGCTGATAAGTTTGCTTACGAAGAAGCAAAAGCCGTCCTAGAGCGTGCCGTAGCCGCCTTAGACGATGGGCGCGACCCGGCAGATAGCATCGAACGCATTAACGGACAGCTCGTAGAGCTGTGATTGGAGGAAAGATGGATAGGCGTTGTCCCTTTTGACTTGAACGCTCGTGGCTTCCCCGATAAAAAGTAACGGATGTGAAGAAAACATTCGATTTTTGCGAAGTTGTTCAAATTGTATTGACTATACAACTGAAAGATGTATAATCGTATCAAATGACATTCGTATTTACTGATCGGGAGGATATGCCACAATGAGCGAACAAGAAAGAGCTAAGATTGACAGGTTTATCGCATGGCTGTTGGAACACCCTGATAAGATTCCGGCAGCGGAGCAAGCCTTAGGCCTAGAATAAGAGAAAACCCCTTGCACAGAGCTATACCAGCCCGGCACAAGGGGTTTTTATTTTACCGGGTCAGAACCAGTCCCTCACATCTTTTCGATCAGGTTCATCAGCGCTTCCCGTTGCGCTGTCGGCATAGACTCAAGTTTTTTTCTAATCCGCTCCACTGCTGCATCGACTTCACTTTGCGGCTGCTGGGGCGGGTTTTCTTTTTGTTCGCCATTGAGAAGGTAGTCTACCGATACGTTGAAGTAAGATGCAATTTTAGAAAGAACCTCTGCGGACAGGCTCTTGGTTCTCCCGGCTTTCAGCTCGGAAAGAAAACTACGGCGAATCCCGATGCTGGCACAAAGGGTTCCGTCTTTGATGCCCTCTTTTTCGCAGAGTGCATGGATGTTGCTGTACAAGTCCGACATAAGAACACTCCCATATTTGTGCAAGTATACAAATGCACAGAATTTTGTACAAAAGAGTTGACTTGTACAGATGTCTGTACTATAATACAGACATGGGCAGTACAGAACACTGTACAATATAAACTCTCTACGCCATTATATTAGTACAGTTTTCCGTACATGTCAATAGATTTTAGCAAATGGAGGTGGAATTTTGAAAGAAAACTTCCGTTCTGGCTTTGAGCTGGAAGTGAAGATGAAGCTGTTACAGCGAGGTATGAAGCAAACGGAGCTGATTCAGGCGGTTCAAAGCGATACTGGATTGTTCCTTGATGATTCGTACCTCTACAAGATTCTTCGTGGTGAGCGAAAGCCGGAGAAGATTATCCAGAGCATCTGCAAGATTCTGGAGATTGAGCAGAAGGAGGGCTGGTGAGTGCTGGTGACGAATTTTCGCAGGGCGCAAAGCCGCAAGCGTAGACTGAAGCTGTCAATGGCTGCTGGCGTGTCCCGAAACGATGCCAACAAGGTACTTTGGATGGAGAAGTCCATCAACCAATGCTTTGAGCGCCACAATCGGGAAGCCAGAATGAAAGAGGAGATGCAGCGTGAAGATTAAATATTGCGAGCGTTGTGGTCTATTTCTTGGCTTAGTAAACCCTACAAAGAGATATTGCTCGGAGTGCAAGCACAAAATGGACAAGGAACGTGACAAAAAGCGTAAAAAACGCCTACAGAACGAAAACGCAAGAGCTAGAGAAACAAAAGCGTTTCCGTCTATCGGAGAAGTTCAAGTGCTTGCTGATAAGCTCGGCAAACACTACGGCGACGTATCACGGATGCTTGCGTCAGGAGAGTTGACCTATGAACGGTAAGTACTACGGCAAGCGAGAAATCAGATGGCACAGCCGGGAAAAAGAACGGCTGGAACGCATCCAACGTAATCGAAGGATGGCAAACGATGAAGAAAGCAATAAGCAACTTCAACAAAAGCAGTCCGTGGCAGAATCGCTGGCAAGAGGGTGAACCTTTAAGACTGGAACATATTGAGAAAGAAAGAGTGAGCAAAAATGAAAAAAATCAAAGTAAGAATCACATTCATCGAAGCAGTTCTCGGCACATGGCCTAGCAACCAGAACATTGCACGCGAGTTCATTGCCAGCAAGTCCCCGGATGCAAACACCATCGAGGACGAAGTTGCTGCTCTGGGCGCTGATGCTGTGGCAGATAAGGGCATGACCATGTTCCCTCGCAACGAAAACGGCGAACCCATCTTGTATGACTACCAGATCAAGGGCTTCTTCAAGGATTCCTGTGGTATGCTGGGTCGTATCGGCGGCAAGACCGAAACCGGAAAGAAGAAAGCCGTCAACGAATCCGGCAAGCTCACCGCATACAAGAAGGTCATTGATGGTCTGATTTTTGTTCAGCCACGCATGATTCCCATTTATGTGAACGGCGAGATTACCGAGTGCCAGCGCCCTCTCCGCGCCCAGACGGCGCAGGGCGAACGTGTAAGCCTTGCCAACAGCGAGCAGATTCCAGCTGGTTCGACCTGCGAGTTTGAAATCGTTCTTCTGGACGATTCTCATGAGAAGGCCGTGCGTGAGTGGCTGGACTACGGTGCTCTGCGTGGTATCGGCCAGTGGCGCAACAGTGGCAAGGGGCGATATACCTACGAAATCCTCAATTAACCGCTATGGCAGGGTGGGGCTGTGCTGCACTCGGCGTGGAACGGCAACGGCATAGTGACGATTGGCTCAGAAATGCTAAGGCAATGCTTGGAGACGAAGCGACTTGATCGGCAACGGCGATGCGCTGATTTGACAGGATCTGCAAAGGCATGGAGAAGCAAGGCTCAGACGAGCAATGGAATTGCATGGAACCGATATGAGCGGCACAGCAAAGGCTATGGATGCAAGGCGTAGCTTTGATAAGCAAAGGCATCGAACGGCGGCGACGTGCGACGCAATGGCAAAGAATAGAACCAATAAGCTAAGGCATTGAGTAGCTAGGAGCAGAACAGCAACGGCAAAGCAATTCATCGAAAAGCAACGGCAAAAGCGAAAGGAGAAAAATGAAAGCACTTGTGGAAATCGCCCTAATCTGGGGCATCATTCTGGCGTTGATTCTTGCAGCGTTCCTTTTGAACCTGTGGCTGGTACATCTCATTGAACTACTGGTAGGCGCAAAAGGCACATGGGGGATCATCGTGGCAGCCGCTGTAATGGCAACCGGATGGATTTTTAATTTTGGCAGCAAAAAGGAGAACCAATGAAAACTTTGAAAGGACCAGCATTGTCCATGATCGGTCTGGTCGTGGCAATTGCAGCAGTCGGGTGCGGGGACACGATTCAGGGCTGTCAGACCACAGCGCAGATGTTTGGCTGGGTAATGGTATCATGCGGGCTTCTTGCAACGGCTATCGTCTTGTGTGCGCTGGCTGTTAGCGCCGAAGAGGAAGAACGCAGTGAACGCGAGCGCAGGAAAATCAAGCGCATTGCTCACCACACCAACGAGTGGAGGGATGCTTGATGAAGTGCCCAATGTGCGGTAGTGACAACATTACAACGGTTGATAGCCGGTCTGACCACGACAGCATCGTTCGCAGAAAAAAGTGTCTTGTCTGTAACCATCGGTGGTCTACCATCGAGATTGACAAAGACCAGTGGTACAGCGCACTGCAAATCAAAGAGGAACGCAAGAGAGGGAGACCAAAAGATGATTAATCTTGACAGATTTGGTGGCGTGACAGAGCCGGAGGACGGCGTGTATTTTCTAACCCGTGAGCAGGAAGCAGAAGCCAAAGAAGCTGACCGGCTGGCAGCGATTGAGGACTTGCAGTCTGAGATTGATGACAGGGAAGCAGAGCTGAGAGACCTCTATTCCCAGTTGGCAGACCTGATGGCTGGTTGATTTCGTACAGCCAAATTAAGCCGAAGTAATAACAATGAAGCCTAATGAAGCCGAAGAAAGGAAAGAAAAATGGCAGTATTAGTAATGGTCTACGGTCATTCCGGCAGCGGAAAGTCTGCTTCGCTTCGGAACTTTGACCCGGAACAGGTGGCGGTTATCAACGTGCTTGGAAAGCCGCTGCCGTTCCGAAGCAGCATGAAAACATACATTACCAATGACTACGGCAAGATTGATTCCGCAATCCACAGCACTAAACGTAAGTCCATCGTCATTGACGATGCCACCTACCTTATGACCGGCGAGTTCATGCGAAACGCAAAGGTCGCCGGATACCAGAAGTTCACCGACATGGCAGCCAACTTCAACGCCCTGCTGATGCGGGCGAAGGAACTGCCGGACGATGTGGTGGTCTACTTTTTCGGGCACAGCGAGCGTGACGGAGACGGTGGCGAGAAGTTCAAGACCATTGGCAAGTTGCTGGACGAGAAAGTCTGCGTAGAAGGGTACTTCACCATCGTTCTGAAAACGGTTGTGCAGGATGGGCGATACCTGTTCAGCACCCGCAATGATGGGATGGACACCGTGAAAACCCCTCTTGGGATGTTCAACGATGCGCTGATCGAGAACGACCTCGCCGCCGTAGACAAGACCATCCGTGAGTATTACAACATCCCGGTTCAGCCGGATAACAAAGGAGAGTAACAGATGAAGAACATCAACTGGAATGACGTGCAGGAAGCCACCGAACGCCGTGACCTGCCTGTTGGCGGCTACGTTGCCGGTATCTGCAAGGCAACGGACGAGCCTGCAAAGGAGCGCCTGAACATCGAGTGGGAAGTCGCAGAGGGCGAGTTCAAGGGATACTGGCGTGAGCAGACCGCTTCCCTTATCGAACGTGGCAAGCTGAATCCGGGCGAGTGGGCATGGGGTGGCAAGACCATCAAGAGCTACAAGGAAAAGGCGCTGCCGTTCTTCAAGGGCTTCATCACCGCTGTTGAGCAGTCCAATCCCGGTTACAAGTTCAACAACGATGAAAAGACCCTGCGTGGCAAGCTGGTCGGTGTGGTTCTCCGTGAGAAAGAATACATGGGCAACGATGGGAGCGTCAAGACAAAGCTTGTCGTTGACCGTTTTACCAACGTGGACAAGATTCGTTCCGGTGACTATGAGGTCAGACCGAAGAAAACGCTGGCTGGTGCATCTGGTTCTGGCTACTCGCAGGGCGGGAATGATGACTTTTCTATGATTGAGGGCAGCACGGATGACATGCCGTTCTGACCTGTAAAGCGTTGACCGCCTACCTTATATAAGAGCTGCGCTATCTGGCTGGACGGGCGTTTGGAAAAAATGATTACCTGTTGTCTCAACTGCACATCACGCTGCACAGCTTGCCACGACACTTGCGAGAAGTATAAGGCAGAGAAGAAAGACTTCGAGGAGCGCAAGGCGTTCGTGCATGAGCTGAACCACCGCCAGAGCGTGTACCGCCACAACTATGAGGACAAGCACCGGGAACGTGGCAAGAAACGGCATCTCGGAAGTGAATTTAGAGGTGAACGATAAATGGGAGCTTTTATTGCAAGACAGCCTAACGGTTTGCTGTGTCGGTTTTCTTCGGTGGTCGATTGTGTCACCGATTACAACATGACCGAAGAAGAATATATCGAGATGTGTGCTGAAAAGGCACGAAAAGAAGCACGAGATGTTCTTGACCATTATATTAAGCCGTTTGAAATGGTTGACAGGTGTTTCTTTCCGAACAACATGACTACTGAAGAACACAAGCGGATTATGAAGGAAATGGAAAAGCCTGCTGACAAGGCAACTCATATTCCATGAATTTAGAGGTGAACAAGGGTGAAAAGAAAGTATAAGCCGGGCGGTTACATCATTTCGCTTGATGACTTGATGAAGCAGGAGTTTGTTTACTGCGCCGGAAAACTTGTTCACAAAGGCTGGTTTGGTAGCTGGCAACTGCGATATGCAAATAGCGAACTTGCCCGACTGCGTATCAGAAAAGCCAAAAAAATCGAGGACAACGAATGAACACCGGCAAGCAGTTTGAAGCGGACTTCAAGGCATCCATCCCGTCCGATGCGTGGTGCTACCGGCTGAAGGACAGTGCTACCACCTACTACGGCGGCAACGAGAACCTGTCCTTTTCCATCGACAACATCTGCGACTTCCTTGTGTACCGTTACCCAATGAACCACCTGTTTGAGCTGAAAACCATTGAAACGCCCTCTATCCCTCTGGAAAAGGTGTTCGGCAAGTACGACAAGGCAAAGTGCAAATACCGCAAGGAAAAACACATCACTGATATGGTAGAAGCAATGGGGTACAGCGGCCAGACCGCCCATGTGATAGTCAATTACCGGGCGGTCAACCGCACCTTTGCAATCCCTGCCAGCAAAGTTCTGGCGTTCCGTTACAACGAGAGCCGCAAAAGCATCCCTTGGCAGTGGGCAGAGCGAGAGGGGATAGAGGTCAAAGCAAAAAGGTTGCGTGTCCATTGGCGGTATGACGTGGATGGGCTGCTAAAGAGATTGGAGAAAGAAAATGCAACTGCCTGAAAAACAAGAATTGGTAAGGCTTCTGGGGCTGTACCAAAGCGAACTTCTTATGGAGAACGAAGAAAACCTTAGAAAGAAAATGAGAAGCAATGAAAGCCCGAAGAAGGTTGTCACAGATTATTCATACGGCGTAAAAGCTCAGTATGAACACGCAAGAATCATCATCAAGAAACTTTCTGTTGAAATCGGAAAAGAACTCAAGGCTAGTTGGGAGTTGTGGTGAAAATGACAATGGTTTGCGATAGGTGCGGTGAAACGTTTCCGCTTTCCAACGATGTGAAATACATGACACCGTTTGATGACGAACTTGACCAATTTGAAAGCAATTCTATTGTAAAATGCCTTGCTGACGATGATAAAGGAATTTACTCGATAAGAGACGAAACGGTTGTTCTTTGCCCCTCTTGCATGGCAAAGCTGAACGACTGGCTGAAAGGAGAACAGAAGTGAGTAAGAAAATTTCAGACATTCTGCCCAAGACCGAAATCTTGGCGCAGTTGGCAGAAGAAGCATCCGAACTGGCACAGGCAGCGTTGAAGCTGCGCAGGGCGCTGGATGGTACGAACCCGACACCGAAGAGCGTAGAGGAGTGCGAAGAAAATCTGCATGAGGAGTTTGGGGATATTTACAACTGCATCCTTGCTTTGACTCATGACAACGAGGATTTGTATTACAAATTCATTGCAGATTGTCAGGTAAATTGTATTCCAAAAATGCAACGCTGGCTTTCTCGCCTTGAAGCAAAGGAGAATAAAAATGACTGAATATCATGTTGGATGTGGGTTATTCGGAACCATCTATGCTGGAACGATGATGAAGCAGCGGAAAGATGGATTACAGTTATGGAGAAGCAAGTCTAATGTGACCGATGAAGCAGTTTCCGCTGTTCTGTCTCATTTTATTACTGAAATGGAGCGTTCCGACAAAACGAAGCTCGAAAAGGTGTGGGGCGTTATTGGAAACAAGAAGCTAAAAGTTACATTCGAGCTTTCCGCCGATAATGAGCAGTCAGATGAATAAATTCGGAAACTGTCCTCTGTGCGGTAAACAGGTCAAGCCGACCAACCTCCGCAAAATCGCACGGCAGAACCAGTTGTACGGCTTCCACATGGCTCTGGATGGCGTTGCCGCCACATGGGGCGCACTGATTCAGAACCTTCGGTGCGATGCAGACCTAACCGATGAACAGGTACAAAAAATCATCCGCATTGGAGACAGGTATTGGGAGATGGTCGGGCAGTTCAAAAACGAGGACATGACCCCTGACGAGTTTGCGGATTACATCACTGCAAAGTCAGAACAGGTCGAAAAAGAGCTGAGAGAAAGGTGGAGCTAACAATGCTTGAATTTGTAACCCGCTGGCTGGTCTGCCTAGTCCTGATGGCGGTAGTAGTTCAGTCTGAACGGACAATCAAAGATATGACGAACAGCCTGTTTGAAAAACGACAGGCAATGCTCGTCTGGCTGTTCGTCAACGTGTGTCTGGTCGTTTGTACGGCTGTTGTGATGGGGTGGAAATAATGGAAATTTGCGACATTGAGAGAAAAGAAATCAATTTTGGGTGTCTGGAATATGGAGATGTGTTTGAGATGAACGGCGAAATTCTCGTGAAATCTAACGTAAACCTTTCGGTAAGTAAATTGTCTGGCGGTGTCGGCTTAAAAAGCGGAGAGTTTTTGCAGATAGATGAGTTTTTTCCCGTCAAGATGGTAAACGCTCATCTTCAGTTGGAAGGATAAGGAAAATCATGAACAACGAACTTTACTGCCCAATGAAGATGACCAGCAATCCGCTTGGGCGGTGCGTCTGTGAGAAAGAAAAGTGCGCTTGGTGGCGGCAGTTGGACAACTGCTGCTCCATCTTGTGGATTGCACGGGAACTGAGAAACATCGAAACGAAGATGAAGAGGTGAGAACATGGAAGAACATGCAGAGTTAAAACACGGATATTGGAAACTTTCACCAGATGCTTATTATATGGACACGATGTCAGAAGAACGAGAATTAAAAGCCTATGTGACGGCGAAATGCTCGTTGTGTGGAGAACATCATCCGAACAATTATACAGTGTGGTCGAAAACTTTATACGCACCGGATGGTGAAGAATACACATACGAATGGAATATAAGAGAAGAAAAAGAAAACATTCTGAAAGAAGCGATAGAAAATCGCCGTAATTATGCGAACTATTGCCCGAACTGCGGTGCAAGAATGGATTTAAAACAAAAATAAAGAGGTGATAACTCTTGGCAACACCCCCAAAGCGTGGTCGTGGCAGACCGCCGCTGACAGAAGCCGAAAAGAAAAAGCGTGAGAAGCGAGCACAAAAGGCGAAAGAAGAAGCCGCCGTGAAGCGTGAAAAAGAGCGTGAGAAGAAGAAGCAACAGATGCTTAACAAGCGGAAATCTATCCGCTCACAGGTGAGTAAAAAGGTGAAAGAACAGCAGGAGTTAGCAATCACGAGGTCTAAGATGCTGAATACTGGCGATTTGCAATCAAGAATCGGCGATGAAGAGGACATGAAAGTTGTCGGAATGATTGCCGCAAAGTATTTTGGCGACCTTCCGAGCGTGGACATGAACAACCCGATTGAAGTGCAGCAACGTCTTGACTTCTTCTTTGATGCTTGCATCGAAGCCAGAATATCCCCTGTGGTGGAATGGATTGCATTGGTTCTTGGCATCGAATGGCCTAGCCTGAGACAGATTATGACAGGCAAACGCCGTGACGACAGCTTGCAGCAGAAGTACATCTTGAAGCTGATTCTGCAAATGCAGTCCATGTGGGCGTACAACGGTATGTATGGTCAGGAGAACCCGGCAGAGTGGATTTTCCGAGCCAAGAACTACTTTGGTATGCGTGACAACGTGGAAGTCACCGTTGCACCGCCTGAACAGCCGTTGGGCGATGCCCAGAGCGCAGAGCAGTTGGCACAGAAGTACCAGACGGCTTTGCCGAAAGGGATTGACGTGGAATATAGAGAGGTGGCAATCGATGGAAAATAGCTATTGGTAGTAAGCCAAAAAACGTGAAGGCGTCAATACACAGAAAAGAAGGAGGATATTGTGGATAAATTTTTGTGCATCAATGATAACGGCTCATTTGAAAAAGGAGAAAATTATTTCGGGGAGGTTGAATTAGATGGTACTTTGGCGATAAATACGGATTTCTACGATGATGATTACGGAGAATGGCATTATCTTCCGTGCGGCAAATGGAAAGAATTCTTTAAACAAACGGAATCTTAATTTTTCACGGCGATAATATGACGAAATAAGGATCGTATCGAAGCATTGATGGCCAAGATGCAGAAGAAATTTGGCAAAAGGAGCAACTAATGCAAACTGACAGAGGAATCTACCACAAGCGAGTATGCGACCGCTGCGGAGCGGTTCTTGGCTGTAGAATGATGAACCCTGACGAATACTTCAAAGACTGGGCGTGGCGCAGGGGCACCGGCGACCTGTGCCCGGAGTGCTATGAGGAGTATAAGCGAGTGATCGGACGGTTCAATGCCAACAGAAGGAGAAATAGAGGGCAGATATAATGAAAAAGTGCGCTCTTTACAGGTGCAAACAGTGCTTTGCGACCATGACGGACGAAAGCGATGTCAGAATCGACAAAGACATTGTTGATTGGATGTTTGAAAACGAAATGGAAGAAAGTAAAATTGGGTTTATCGCAAAATTCAAAATAAGCGATAAAGTCCTCATTCATCGTTGCGCCAACAACACTGTTGGTTTATGTGAGTTTATCGGATGGAAGGAGATAGAGGAATGAACTTCTATTGTACCACCGAACATTGCTCTTGCATGGGCATCAAGCAGTTCTCTGCTGGCAAGGCTGTCCGATGTACGGCAGAATCCTGTAAGAACAAATCTGAGCCGTCCTGTGGCTCTTGCAAATGGTACGCAGAGCCGGAGGGTGTGTGCGTGAACGACCAGTCAGAACACGTTGCAGACTTCGTGTGGGATGAACGTGGATGCAAAGAATGGGAGAAAAAAGATAATGAATAACATTGTAAACGGATTGATTGCGGTTTTGGCATCTTTTTTAGTCGGAACATTTATATGTGGAGTAGCATATCTCATTGAAAAAATTTTAATATGGGATATATTTTTGAACGAAATTCCTGATGGAAATAAAAAAGTTTTTGCAGATGCAATCATCCACATCATAGTTTATTTGATTGGGTTTGCGACATTGTATGCGATGTACAAGGCGGGAGTATAAAGATGACAGCAGGGGAGAAAATCAGAAAGCGCAGGATTGAACTGGAAAACGGGAGTGATGAGATGATACTCGGCAACGGTGTCCTGCTGGATAGTAAAGGAAAGCTTCTCTGCCGTACTGTGGACAAGTCCTGCTCCACCTGTAAATGGCACGATAGCTTTTCTTGGGTCTGTTACAACGGCTTGTCGGAGCGCAGAGCTGATTTTACAGACCCGGAAGATGCGTGCAAAGAATGGGAGAAAAGAGAAAATGACAGCTAAAGAAACATTTGCCATATTTGTTTTGGGGTCGCTCATAACATTCTTTGTTGGAGCCCTTGTCACGATTTTTGAAATGTTTCTTTGGGATATGACCGATGACATTTCGCTTGGATGGTCGTGGAAGCATCCAGAACGTTCAACAATTATTCATGCAATGATAATGGCAGCTATTAACGCTACTGTCTTTGGCGGTGGATTTTTGGCTGTATGGCTGGCGAAAGGATGAGAAAATGAGCTATGATATTTCACTGTGCGACCCAGTAACGCATAAACCGCTCAAAGCAGATAGTACGCATTTTATCGCTGGTGGTATGCGCGCTATGGGCGGAACAAAAGAACTGTGGATCAACGTCACCTATAATTATGGTCACTTTTATTATCGACCGGAAGTGTTTGGGGATGGCGGCATCCGCTCCATCTACGGCAAAACAGGCGCAGAGAGCATTCCGATGCTTGAAAAGGCTATTTCTGCACTAGGTGACGATGTAGACAATAGCGACTACTGGCACGCCACAGAGGGCAACGCCAAACGCGCTTTGTATGGTTTGCTGGCGTTTGCAAAGATGCGGCCTGACGGTGTATGGGACGGAGATTGAAGGGAGAAAGGGCTTACACGAATGAGAACCCTAGAAGAAGTAGACCGTGCCATTGAACTTGCACGATATGATATGAAAAAGCTTATGAAGATGCGCCAACCGATTTCGATTGTTGGGGAAGAGCTATTGGAACTTTACGATGAGCGAAGAGAAATATTAAAAGCTAATAAAAGAGCGCACTGGGTGTTTGGTTCGACAATGGGTCATAGTTGGATGAAATGCAGTCATTGCCTTGTGGCACAACAAGGGCAGAATGCAACCTTCAGCTATTGCCCGAATTGTGGAGCAGAAATGAGCGAGGATGCGACCTATGAGTAACACACTTTGGCATCCGGTAAGCGAACAGCCACGAGAGCGGACGCAGCCTTTGTTGCTTGCGACTAAGACAACGTGGCGTGATAAAGATGGAAAAATGTTGCAATGCTTCTCGCCGACAGCGTATTTTCTCGGCTGTTACGCAGACGGTCAGTTCTGGGATGAGATAGGCGAGAGACTGCCGAAAGATGTGACGGTGACGCATTGGATGGCGTTTCCGATGGTATGAGGTGGCAGGTATGGAGAGCAAAATTGTTTGGCATTCTCTTAAAAAAGAAGGATACCCGCCACTGTTTGACAATGGAAATGGCTACTTTTCATCTGGAAGGATTTTGCTGTCTGGGCTGTATTTTGATTTTTTCAAAGGGAAGATAGACAGGACTGTGTCATGCGGAGGACTTGTAAAAGACCTTCGGCATGGAATGCCAGAATTTGATTGGATGAACGATAACGGGTGTTGTTTGCATCACTCAAAAATTGAATATTGGGCGTATATGCCAGAACCGCCTGTGGAGGAACAAATATGACAAACAAAAAGTTTGGCATCATCATTATGGACTTGAGCCTTTTCGACTTTGGGCCGAAGCCACCTTGTGGATACATTAAAGCAAAACATATCCGACCAGCGTACGGCAAAGGCACAAGACCTGTAAAGGCGCATAAGCGAATCACGAGAACAAGAGAGGGATTTAGAAAGTGACAGAACTCAAGAGATGTCCGTTCTGCGGTGCGGAACCACCGACTGTAAAAGTGATTCATCCACTTAACGTTGACATGGCTAGTTGGGTAGTCTGCGGGAAATGCGGGGTGAGCACTTCTGCAACATTTGGCAAGGAAAAAGCCATCGAAGCATGGAACAAACGCTATAAAGAGGACTGAGTATGGACAAAAAACGAGACAGCTTTACATTCCAACGATACTACTTTGAAGCCATCTCCACACTCAAAAGTAAAGAGAAGTTGGAACTCTACGATGCAATCTGTGCATACGTTTTTGAAGAAAAAGACGCAACTTTCAACTCAAAAAAAGCAGAATCTTGTTTCATTTTGATTAAGCATCTGCTCGATGAAGAATCAAAAAGAAGCGATATTGCGTCAAAAGGATGGTCTACACGAAAGTCAGCTCATCCTCATGTCATAAATGAGATGAAAGTCAGCTCATCTATGAGTTCAAAGTCAGATGACAATGAGCCCATTGTATCAACTGACAGTCAGATGAACGTCAAGACCCTGCCGGAGAGTGCAGTCAAAAAGAAACCTGACATCTTCTCCGACTTTGCTCATGGCGATAAAGCCCTGCTGGAATCCCTGCGAGAGTTCGCACAGATGCGTACAAGAATCAAAAAGCCTATGACAGACCGGGCGAAACAGATGCTCTGCAACAAGCTGGAAAAGTTTGATCGGCATGATTGGAAAGCCATTCTCGACCAGAGCATCTATGCCGGGTGGCAGGACATTTACGCATTGAAACAGGATGACCAGTACGAGCAAAGTACGGAGATGGAGTTTCCTAGACTATGACAATGGACGTTCAAACGGTATTTATCGGTGCGCTGATGCTCTGCAAGCCGGGCGTTGTGGATGAAATCATACCAGACCTTGAACTTGACTTGTTCAAACCTGAGCTGAGAGACGCTTTTGCAGCTGTTCAGGGCTATTGGACGGCTAGGGGTAAGATAGATATAGTCGAGATAAACACGCAGCATCCAGACGTAGCGCAGACGCTCTTGGCGTGTGTACAAACCTGTGAATCAGAGTGTGTACGAATTGACAGGGAGCAGATGCAGCGTTGGGCACAGCTTATCAGAGAACAGGCTGCACTCACTCGTGTGCAAGGCCTGGCATTTCAGATGACCAGCGAGCTTACCGATTATTCTGATCTATCAGACATTTATCAGCAGATGGGCGAAGCAATGAGCCTGAAAGCTGAGGAAGAAGATGCGTGGACATACGAGGATGTGCTGAACGACTATGTGCTTCACATGGACGAGAAACCTGTGTACATCAAGACAGGCCTAGAACGTCTGGATGAAGCGCTGCACATCTCACCGGGCGATTTCATCATAATCGGCGGCAGACCGTCTGCTGGCAAGACAGCCCTGTCTCTGCAAATAGCAGCAAGCATGGCAAAGCAGGACTATACCGTGTACTATTTCAGCTTAGAAACAAGCAAACGCAAGCTGGGCGCACGTCTGATGGCCAATCAAATATACTGCCCTCTGGACACGGTGAAAAATAAGGCGGTCAGCTTGAATGAGATTGACGGACAGGCAAAGAACATAAAGATGCCTCTATATATCCGCTCCGCTGCCGGAAAGAACGTGGCGTGGATGAAGGCTCAGGCTCTCCGTAAAAAGGCTCAAGTCATCTTCGTAGACTATCTTCAACTCATCCACGAAACAGGCGCAAAGGACAGATATGCCGCCATTACAGCTATATCCATTGCCCTGCACGAACTGGCACAGACCACAGGCATTGTTGTGGTGGCACTGGCACAGCTCAATCGAAACCCATCCAAGCCCGGAGCAACGCCTACTAACTCCGACTTGCGAGAGAGCGGGCAGATTGAACAGGACGCTGATGCAATCATCCTTCTGTCCGGCGACAACCCCGACAAGTACCTGTTCCGGCTAAGCAAGAACAAAGAAGGCGAGATAGGCGACCTTCCCATCACGTTTAACAAGCAGATTCAACGGTTCCAAGAATATACTTGGATGGATTGAAAGGAGAAAAGATGAAAGATACATTTTGGAAAGTGGCTGTTGTAATTTTCTTAATCGTAATTTTGACGCTTGGCACAGGTCTGTTTATCGTGCAGGGCGCGAAGAATACCGCCATTTCCTACGAGGAACAGGTGGCCGCTGCGCAGTCTGACATTCAGGTGCAGGAGAAACGCCGCTTTGACCTTATCCCGAATCTGGTTGAAATGGTTAAGGCATACGATAAGCACGAATACGATACCCTTATGGCCATTATCGCGGTGCGGGGCAGCAGTTCTGATGCCGCCGTCTCTGAGATCACCACCCAGATTGCAGCCGTGGCAGAGGCTTACCCAGAACTGCAATCCGCCGATAACTACCGGGAACTGATGAACGAGTTGGCAGTCACCGAAAATCTGATTGCCAATTACCGCTCCGACTATAATCGCACTGTCAAGAGTTATCGGCAGTACGTCCGGCGTTTCCCCAACAGCACGTTTTTGAGTTTGACCGGGTATGAGGTACAGAATTATGAACTCTTATCGTTCGAGGTATCAGAGGATGCTCTGGATGTCGGAAACCTCTTTGAAGATTAACGGGATCGAGATCACGTTCCGGGAGATTCTGGCAAGTGCCGTTATCGTGCTGGTGATGCTGATTCTTGGTACGGTCATTTCCGGCCACATCAAACAGGCGGCAATGGAGTGCAAACAGGAGTACTCCACTGCGATAGATATTTCTTCTGAAGATCGGTTTGGCTACGGGCTTCGGACAGACGTTGGACGTGCTTTCTGCTATGGCACTCTGTCTGCCGTGGACACGGTATCAGAGGATGAGATCGGCGGGCCATATATGTACATCTACCGCGAAGAACAGCACTACAATATGCACACCCGCGTAGTAACGCACACCGATGGGAATGGCCACACCTATACTACCACAGAAATCTACTACTCATGGGATTATGCTGGCTCTAACACATGGCATTCTCAGATGGTGCATTTTCTGGGCAAGGATTTTGACTACAAAAAAATAAATATGCCCGGTAGCAAGTACCTGACCACAAAATATAGGGGTAGTAGCGTCCGCTTTGAATACTACATCCGGCCAGTGGAGTACACGGGCACGATGTACGCCATGCTCACTGGGCACACCATTCAGGATGCCACGTTCTACGATGGCACAGACATCGACCAGACGCGAGAAAACCTGATGTCTGGTGCGGATGGCTGGGTAGTCATCTTCTGGGTGATTTGGATTATTCTCACAGCAGCATCGGTATTTGGCTTCTGTGCGTTGGAAAACGACTGGCTGAAATAAAAACGAGAGGCTGTCAGCAATGACGGCCTTTTGTCTTTGCTGGAAACACCTAAAATGAGCCATTTTGAGGTGTTTTATACTTTGGATGGCAAAACTTATCGACCGAATACGGAAAACGGCTCTGGCGCAGCTCTACGGGGCTGTGAGCGCATTGTAGAGGTCTACGACTATTGCAGGAGGAGAAAATGGAATACATGACAGCCGATACAAAGGTCAATGGGTACATGGTCTACCCTCGATTCCTCTCGACTATTGGCGTTAGCCAAACAGAGAAAATTGTTTACGTTTATTTGTTCAATCGTGCAAGGTCGTCACAGAGGGAAAGCAGAAGCGGAAAGTTTGCTGACCAACTAGGGCGAGTATACATCGTGTACCCCATCAAAGACCTTGCTGCCGATACTGGATTCACAGAACGATGGGTCAAGAAGTCTCTGAAAGAGCTGGAAGAAGCCGGGTTGATCGAGCGCAAGCGTGAAGGCAAGAACAAGCCCGATAAGATATACGTCAAAGTGCCGGAAGAATCGTCAAAGAGCGAAAAGGGAGGTGAACAATCATTCACCTCTGAGGGGAACGATACTTCACCTGTGAGGGGAACAATCGTTCACCTCCTTAATATAGAAGAAAAGAAAAGAAAAAAAGTTATTAAGAAAGCGGGCGACCCGCCCGATGGGAACGCCAGCACGCCGGACTTCGAGGATGTGAGCGAGTATTTTTTGGATGCTGGATGTGAGAACAGGCTTGCCAGTAGGTTTATGAACTACTATGAGGGAACAGGCTGGATGACCAAGACCGGAAAGCCTATAACAAACTGGAAGGCCTTTGCTGATATGTGGATTGACAGAGAGCAAGAGAAGCAACAGTACAGTGAACCAGAGTTCAATTGTTTGTAAAGGTTCTTTCCCCCTACAACCCTCTATCTCCAAAGCTACACCGTTAGCCAGCAGAGCAGACCGTGACCAACATCTGCCGTCAAGTTCTATTGGCTGAATATGGGCATACCGTCTATCTGACCTCTACGTTACGTCACCCTCTATCGTCCGGCGCACCGCGCCGACCGGGTGACCTCCAACGGTAACGGCATCTAGCCTGTAAAGAGTAGCAGCATCTGACCTATCACCATCTACGACTATTTCACATGGAGAATTGACTTCATTTTGTAGTCGGTTGGATATGTATAAATGTTGCATAGCTGTATGAGCGGTTGATTACAAATTGAAAGCGTCTGAGCGGTCGGATAGTCTTATTGAATAGTTAAAAGTATTGAGATATTTGTCGAATGAGTAATCCTAGTTGGTTGGTATGATATGATTGCAGTTGTCGGTAATTAAATTTGAAAAGAACGAGCCGAATCGGATGATGCGACTATTACGGTAGAATAATAGTTAAAAAGATTGAGTAATTATTTGCGGCTATTATAATAAGTACGATGGTTAAATGTTTTGAGGTAATGTAATAAAGATTAAAATGGATAGGTGCCTTGACATATATTGATTTTGTGGAGGTCTGATGGCTTAGCGACTATCGCATCTCCATTTTCCTAAAAGGCGAACGACTATTTCACACAAAAAATACACGACTATTTGACGAAGACTCGAAAGAAAAAGCTGCGACTATTACTCTGAGACTATCAGCTGACTGCTCGTTACTATATATAGGACTTTCAAAAGCTAGTCATCTGACGACTTTACGACTATTCCGCGACTATTCGCCGGGAGAAACTACGACTATCGGCTACGACTATTCCAGCCGGAACGCTACGACTGTTGCTGACCTCTATTGGTTATCGGGCGAAAGCCCGAAAAGAGATACGGCGGTAGCCGTCAATGGTTCCGCCCGCCGCGCCCCTGCCGTTGGACTGCCCCGCCGGGTGCGGGAAGCATCGAGACGCCGCCAAGCTGACCCGGTACAGGTGGAGACGCTGACCCCTCCGGGCTGGCATGGTCTGCGATATGCTGCCGCCCTTATATACATTATTATAATAGGGCGGCTGTGCTAAGCTGTGCAGCGTCCGGGCGTGGCGGTGGTATCTGGTATCGGTGGAGGGGCTGCACTTGACGGTATGCCCTCCAGCGTGGCGCAAGTGGTGCATAGGCCGCTTGTGTGGCTGCTGTATTGTGTGCGCTGGAATGGGTCAAATTAACGGAAATGCCCCTGTAAAGCCCTGTAAACGCTTTTGATGTTTTGGCTGTATAATTGCATTGATAGCAGAAAATCTGCTGTGAACGCTTGTGTGTGGCTGATACGCCGCCGGGCAAAATAAAAGCCCTGCACCGTGTCGATGCAAGGCAAAAGAAAAACCCGGTCATTACTGGCCGGGTGGGATGCTTTTTATTTGGACGCCTTAAACAAGGCGCTGAAAAACCAGAAGAAAAACAGAAGTGTGGACAAAATCACAGCTTGCACCCCCCTTTTTATACCACGCTGAAACGCTTGTAGTTTGTGCGGGTGCTGCATTCTGCGTATACATCCGGGTGCAGCGTCTTCAAAAGCTTGCTATCGAGCCGCTTGTTTTCCCTATACTCGTTTATTCTTTTTTCAAAATCAGACATTTTTCAGTTCTCCAAAATTCCTTTATTCTTGAATAGCGTTCTCGGGTTGTGCTTTTCGTATTCTCTCCAATTTTCGCCGATCGCAAGCGCTGAGTTTTGCGCCCAAAATGGGACGCCCGCCCGGTCAAGCTGACCAAACAAAAAATGAATGGTTTTATCTGCCTTGTTCAAAAACCCGATATCGTCCGGGTCTTTTTCCCTGCAATAGGAGATCTCAGCCATCCAATATGCAAGGGATTCCAATAGGCCGTATGCCTTTTTATTTGCCGTGTATGTCATTTTGTGCGCCCCCTCAGCTGTTTAAAAACGCGATCATTACAAGCGCGCCGGAGATCATGCCGCCAACATACCAGATTGCAGCCCACTGGGAAAAGTCAAGAGTAATCATTTTTTACACCCTCCTATTAGTCAAATTCCGGCATAGCCAAAATAATTTTTTTGCACCGCTCAACACTCAAGCGGTACGGCTTGGAGCGGAGCAGGTTATCAGCTACAATCTGAGTGTATACCATCAACGGCAACTCAAACAGCCCGGCACACTTGGGATACAGGCGCACCGCCTGATTCCTGATTTCTGCGTTCAATTCGTCGGTTCTCGTCATCGTTTAGTCCTCCTTATACTGCGGGATGTAGCCCAGCACCTTAACTTTTGCCGGGATGGTGTAATAGATCTGCCCACAATCGGGGCACCAAAAAGCATTGTATTGTTTTCCATCGTCGCCCAGTGCCTTGCACTCTACCTCACAGGTAAAGCGCTTTAGAGCGTACGCCGTGAGCATTGCTGCCACATCTGCGGCGGGCTGTGCGTTAAATGCTGCCACTGCCTTTTCTGCGTCTGTCAGCTTGTCAAATACTCCCAGTGTCCAGCCCGCACCCTCCAAGATGTAATCTACCATATATAGGCCGCTGTCACTGCGCCAGAGCCACACAACGGGCTTAATGGTCATTCTGCGGTTGTTCTGGGCTGCATAGATTTGCTCAAGAGTGCCGGTCATTAAGCTGCCATCCGCAAAAGATGCAGTGTAAAGGTCTGCACACTTTAATTTGCTTTTCATGGTTTTTGTCCTCCTGTTTTGGTTCAATGTGGTTGTGCTCATTTATTTCTGAGCTTGTCTATATTATATCATTTATATCTGAGTAGTCAAGGGCTTTACACAAAAAAATACAGATATAAATGAGTATAAATATAGCGTCCGAAATTGTACACTTTGCTGGACACGCTGCACACCCTCCAGCGTCCGCCGCTGGCACGATCGTCTCCTGATATCGTGTGCAGACCGGTGCAACGTGTCAAGCATCTGGGCGCGTTAGTGCGCCGTGTTTTGTATGGTCTGCGCTTGCATCTGGTACGGCCTGCGCTGTGCAGTCTGTCCGGGTGCGCTGGGGGCTGGGGTCTCCACCTCTGGGGTATATGGGGAGAGCCCGGGGTGGGGCGGTCGCCCCCTCTCGTAGAAAAAATTCAAAAAAGGCGTTTCTCTTACCAACACCCACCCCACCTTCACAAACCAAACCCTATCTGATTGTGCAAGTCTCCAAAAATTCCGAAAAAAACAAAAAGACCCCTTACGGAGCCATTGAATGTGTTATACTGGCAAAGGAAAGGTGGAATTAAAAATGCAAACGTTCAGTGGAATCATGCTGCTTGCTGGATTTATTCTAAGTGTGTGTTGTATCATCAATGCACTTAGAGGAAAAGGGAACAGTAAGTTCTGGTGCGGGTCTATCGCTTGTTATATTTGCTTTGGTATATTCTACGGAATCTATCAAAAAGATGGCAGAGACTTTGGAATCGGCTGTACGCTGGCCTTTGTAGCATACGGCGTAAAGATTATCTGGAATCTCCTGAAGTCGATTGTTAAGCACGAAAAGTATTCAGCGAAGAAAGACTTGATTGCTTTAGTTGTGTGCTTAGTGCTAGTTGTTGTTGGCATGAATCTTCCGTATGACAAGGAGCTGGAAGCAGAACGCGCGGCGGCTTCCGAAGAAAAAGTAGCATCTGAAGCCTTAGCTGCATCTATCAAAGCAGCGGAAGAAGCAAAATCTGCATCCGCAGAGCAGCAAGCTGAAAGTGAATCCGTATCTGAAAGCCAGTCTGAGCCCGAAGTTGAGAGCGAACCTCAGCCCGAGAGCGAACCTATCCATGTTGAAACGGAAGAAGAATACAAAGCATCTTGCGGAACCGTAGGCTACAAGGATTTATGCCGCTACCCGGAAAAGTACGCTGGAACAAGAATTGTAATCAAGGCAAAGGTACAGCAGATTATGGATGCTTCTCTTTTCAGCAGCGACAAGGCATGGCGCGTTCAGGATAACGAAGATGGGTATGATATGTACCTTGGAAACGAATACTATGCTGTTGATAAAAGGGAGAGCGGCTCTGTAAAGATTCTTCAAGACGACATTGTTACAATCTACGGAGAATTTACCGGGACAGCTGAAGTCACAAGAGCATTGACAATGACAAAAGATGAAATCCCTCGCATTGAAGTAAAGTACGCAGACCTTGTGGATGAATAAGGAGAACATAATGGAAAACAAAACGCCTAAGAGCGATTTGATTCCTTGCGAACACTGCGGTCACATGATTTCAAAAACGGCTAAGACCTGCCCTGAATGTGGCGGCAAAAACAGAAAATATATAAGCGCTGGCAAAGTTGTGCTTATAGTTGTCATGCTTATTATTTTTGCTTACCTTGAATTTATGCTTTCCGCTTCGTTCGCAGCGGGTTAATCTAAACGAAAAAAGCCAGCGGCTAGATGTTCTCTAACCACTGGCTTTTCTTATAGGCTGTTTACTTTACAATTTCACCGTGATAGGGATGGTACTCAACATTGGGCAAGGGCATCCAATACTTCACATCGTGCATGATGCACTTGTTGCCCCGGAGCAGAACCGGCTCGATCTCGCCGTTTTCGTCCGGTTCAAAGGAAAGCTGACCACTATCGACAACCTTTCCGTCACAAGCGATAACAGGCTCGTGGACGCACTCGCCGTAGTCAACGGTGCGCCAGAGTTTCAGCATGGTCTCGAAAGCGTAGTTGAGGTATTCCCCCATATCCTGAATCTTATCTGCGGTAAGCATAGTTATTCTCCTTTCACATGGGCATCTGGGTCTGGCCGTTTGTGACCTGAACCAACATAACGGAGTTCGCACACGGTCTCCACTTCTTGATGTACTCGACAGCTTCATCAAACCGCTTCTTCGGCACGTTGTTTCTGCTGTTTACATTGAACCAGTCCTGAATGTCTCGGTTGCATTCCATGAACAGCTTTTGAGAGACGCTGCGGCTCTTGTAGGCCGGGCTGTCCATGCCGCCAAGAGCGTTGATGACTACCGTGTTCACGACACGCTTCAACACACGCTGCTGGTTGTAGTCGATGGTCATAGTGTTCTCAAGAGCGGAAATGCGCTGCTCCTGCTTCATGGTGCGCTGGTCAATCACAAGGATTGCTTGCAGCTCCTTAGAAAGCCCTGCGAACTGGTTGACAGACACATTCTTCTCAAGGTCGATCAGCTTCTGGCGAATCTCCATACCCTCAGGTGTCCGCTGAATCATTGCAATGTGCTTTGCCATGTCCAGCTTGATGATGTGGTCGATTTGAACCTGTGGCATTTTACGCCCATCTTCACGGTGAACATTTTTGTTCTCCGTAAAATAGTCCGTTCCATCGACAAACCCGTATTCCACCATACGGGGAAACCAGATGTGATAAGGGGTCTTGATTTTGAGCTTTTCGTGCAGTTCCCGACCCAGCACTACCTTTTCGCCAGTGTCGGTATCATACACAGGGATAACATCTTCGGAGAAGATACGGATGTTTTCAAGGCTATTATTCATAAAATTTTATCCTTATGTCTTGCGAGAGCAAGCCATCTTTGGTATAATAACCCAAAGAGGGTCTATACTCTCTGGATGTGTTATGATACGTTCGCTGCGGTCGCCAAACTTTAGCGAGCGTATCATTTTTCGTTTTCATTGGTCTCCGGGATTGGATGCACTTCAAAGAATGTGTCACGGATGGCTGCTGCCTGTGCGACCTTGTGTTCGGTGCAATAGGCTTTCAGCCACTGGAATTGCCGTTCGGTCAGTGCAACAGTGAACGTGTGATTGTGCCGTTCGAGATAAGGACTGTACATAAACTCACCTCCCTTCATGTAGGTGCAACCAGTATATGCAATATGTTGTGGTTTGTCAATTACGCAAACGCTTAATGTAGTACTGGTATCTGTACAAAATCCAAAAGTTTGTAGACTTGCACAAAATTTAACTGTTGTTTTTGGCTGCTCCGGCTTCGTACCCTGCCCGGTAGTTCAGCTCGGACAGCTTGCCCAGCGCTTCTGCGTACTCCCTGTCCTCGCTGGTCGGCTCCTTGCCGTGTGTGAGGGTTTTTAGAAATTCTTCGGTTGTCGTAGGAAAGTTCATGTTTTTTGCTCCTTTCTATTGCAGAAGCGGTCTGCTTCTGCTATAATAATTGACAGAAACCGAGACTGCGCCCTTGGTTGCGCAGCTTCTGTTTTGTGGTGGAATAGGTCGTCAGTACTACTTTGGACGGTTGGGCTGGCGGCCTATTTTTTATGCCACAAAGGATAAATCTACCGTTGCTGGCTGATTCATCGTGTGTTCTGCTGCCTTAGATTATAGACGCTTGGTATATAGTTGTCAACAGCCCAATTTGTATAATTTGTACGTTAAAACACGTTTTAGTGTACATTTTTGATAGTGGTTTTGACACTTTAATGTGTTAGAATTGGGGAGGAAATTTATAGTAAAACTTGATAATACGATAATTATACAAGCTGTAAACTAACACGAAAAAGTGTTGATGAAAAATTGACCCTATTGATAGTAAACATTTAATTTTTTACTCTTGACAGTCATATATATCTGAGTTATAATTGGTTCAGAGAAAGGAAGATGCAAAATGAGGGCAGGAGAAATTGTTTCTGAAATCATGAAATCTCAAAATGTCAAGGTTTCAGATATGTGCTATAAACTAAAAATCAAATCGAATGTTTTTTGCAATCGGCTTGTTCAAAAAAACATGAGTGTGAAAGTTTTAGACGAAATGCTGAGAATCCTTGATTATAAAATTATGGTGGTTCCTAGAGGAACTAAAGTTGATGGCGGATATGATGTTGAGTAAAACGAATTGGGCGGAGGTGTGACATGCAATACTTCTTAGCTAGAGTGTCTAGTAAGGAACAAAGTCTTGCAAGACAGCTTAAAATCGCACGAGATCGGTTTGACATCCCGGACGAGAACGTATTTTGTGATAAAATGACAGGCAGTAGCTTTGATCGCCCGCAATATAAACGATTAAAAGAGACTGTCAAGGCTGGGGATGAGGTCATTGTTAAGGAATTTGACCGATTCGGGCGTGACAAAGACGAGATGAAGCGAGAACTTCAGTGGTTTAAAGAAAAAGGCGTGATTGTTCGCATCCTTGACATTCCAACTACGCTGATTGATTTTCAAGACCAGACATGGGTGCTGGAAATGGTGAACAACATCCTTATTGAAGTTTTGGGCGCAGTAGCTGAACAGGAGCGCAAGAAAACCAAGCAGCGTCAGGCAGAGGGTATAGCTGCTATGCCCATTGTTGACGGCAAGCGAGTGTCAGCCAGAACAGGCCGTAGCTTCGGCAGACAGGAAAAGCAAGTTGACGAGCAGCAGTTTGAAAGCCTATTAAAACAACAGAAAAAAGGCGAAATCACTGTAAAAGAGTGCTGCAAGCAGCTTGGCATAGGGAAATCCACTTGGTATGAGCGTGTCGAAAGATACGCAAATAAAAATAGCGGCAGCCCAACCACAAGCCACCGCTAAGAGTACACCAACTTCATCAAAACAGGAAAAAGAATGGTGCAACCACAGTATACCATTTTTTTCTCCAACAGGCAAGAGAAAAGGAGGACAACATGGAAAAGCAAAAACCGTTTTATTGGGATTTTATCAAAAAAGATGCAGATTTGACATTTCGTTCGGTTTTCGATTTTGTAAACTGCAAAGATTTTACTTCCTTTATGCTGGAATGCCAATCTAAGAAATGCAATGTTTTGTTTTATGATGAAAACATATTTTTTGATTTCAAGAAAGAAGGCCCTTCCGAAACGTTTAAGCGGCAAATGAGAGTTGCTCTTCTTACATTTATTTTGGAAAGCATTCCCGCAATAGCAGAAGATTATCTTGCGTATTTTAAGAAATACGCTGGATGGAAGAGCGATAAAACGTTTACTCCTACCTTAATCGAAAAGAAGGAAAGACTTGACCGCGAAACGTGGCTTGATGAGCAAGCGAACATTATTTGACCCGCCAGACATGGTGTCGGATTGCTGAACAGAACAGGCGAAAGGAGCAAGAGCCTATGGATAAGTGGAACAACAGAAACTCGTATGACTGGCTTGCGGGGGCAGTCGTTGGACTGCTTACCGGGTTCTTCATTGTGGTTGTGGTTGCGAGGTGCGTCATGTGATATTTTCAGCTGACATTGTCCGCAACTAAAATAAAACCGAATATTCAATTTTTGTGCAGTTGTAGGCACTCTTTACATTTTCAGGTAGGGGGTGCCTATTTTTTTATGCAGTCAAAACAGTGTATCGCCATCATTGACAGCATCAAAGCGTATGCAAAGCAGAATCCGACCGAAGCACAGGTCTATGAGGACTGGTTTCAGGCGGTCGTGAACCTTAGAGATGCTCTGCCGCAAGACAAGCGGTTCGATACCTACAAATACTCTGGTGAGCTGCGCTCTGTCTGTGCAGCCATGATGGGCAAGATGAAAACAAGCGAGGACGTGGCGAAGGTTTATGACATTATCAGCCGGACGTACCTGTTTGAAGCAAAAGATGTGTTCGACAGCTATTGCATTTATCTTGAATGGAATCGTGCGCCGGAGAAGAAGTTTTATCAGCCTAGACGCAGAGTGCTGAAAGTGCTGGCAGACGACCTAGAGGACTTGTTCTATAAGCGGATAGATTTCTTGGGGGTCAGTCTTCCGACTCGCGTGGGCAAAAGTACGCTGTGCATCTTCTTCATTACATGGCTGATGGGCAACCGTCCTGACGTTGCATCGGTTATGAGCGGACATTCCGATAAGCTGACCAACGGCTTCTACGGCGAAGTACTGTCCATCATTACAGACCCTGTGACCTACAACTGGGGCAAAATCTTCCCTGACGTTCAGCTTGTGGACAAGAGCGCAAAGGACGAAAGCGTTGACCTGAACCGCAAAAAGCGTTTTCATACCCTTACTTGCCGCTCCATTGGCGGTACGCTGACTGGTGCTGTTGAAATTGGCGAGGGCGGCGTTCTGTATAGCGATGACTTGATTGAGGACTTGGAGGAAAGCCTGAATGTTGAGCGTCTGAACAACAAGTACGATGCCTATCTGAACCAGCTAAAAGACCGTAAAAAGCAGGGCGCATTGGAGCTGATGGTCGGTACTCGCTGGAACGTGCTTGACCCTCTGGGGCGCATCCAGAACCAGTACGCAGACAATCCAAAGTACAAATTTCGGGTGATTCCCGCTGTGGACGAGAACGGACACAGCAATTTCAATTATGACTACGGCGTGGGATTTGACGATGCCTACTATGCCGACATGAAAGCCAGCATTGACGATGCAACATGGTGGGCAAAGTACATGGGCAAGCCTTATGTGCGTGAAGGTCTGCTGTTCCCTGCCGATGAACTGCGGTATTTCAACGGCGTTCTGCCTGACGGTGAGCCTGATCGGAAGCTCATGGTCATGGATATTGCATGGGGTGGCGGGGACTTCACCGCCTGTCCTATTGCTTATGTGTACGGCGATGCCGTGTTCATTCCTGACCTTGTGTTCAATAACGGCGACAAGACCGTGACCAGACCGGAAGTCGTGGGCAAAATCATCCAGCACAAAATTAACGTGGTGCGCGGAGAAGCCAACAACGGCGGCGATGAATATTGTGATGTGGTAGACAGCCAGCTCCGGCAGCAGGGCTATCACTGCTCTGTTCGTAGCCAGCGTGCGCCAAGTGGTCAAAGCAAGCTGTCCAGAATCATCCAGTATGCGCCAGACATCAAGCAGTTCTACTTCCTTGACGAAAAGCACCAGTCGAAAGAGTACAAAGCGTTCATGGAGCAAGTGACGATGTTCACGCAGCTTGGCAAAGTTCCGCACGATGATGCGCCGGATAGTCTGGCACAGCTTGCCGATGAATTGTACAACGGAATCAGTAAAATTGAGCCTGTCAAGAGGCCTTTTTGATTAAAAACACAATATATTGTGTTTGCTGGGTCTATTTATTTGATTTCACCACTTGACAAGGCTTATAATGTACGCAGGAAGTTTTGCAGCTTCCCTTAAGGAATAACTCGGCGTAGCGAGGTTTTGTCATTTTTACTCGCTTGCGCGTTAACGAGTGTATTCCTCCTTTCACCGGTGGAGGTTTTCTCACTCTTTCGCCTTCACCGGGCTTTATATGTTGCGTTTCCAATTGTAAGGGGAATGCTATCCTGTCTCCCCCACGGCTAGCAAGCAACGGTTCGATTCCGTTACGCAGCACAACCAACTACCTAGCTTTGCATGGACTTATTCTACAAAACCTCCACCGCTATTCCCGGCTCTCAATGTAATGTTTAGGCATGACATTTCAAAGAGCGGCGGTTAAACAATTAAGCCGGGTTTTTATGTTGCATTAGCTCAGTATGGCTAGAGCATCCGGCTCATAACCGGACATACATTGGTTCAAATCCATTATGCAGCACCAAAATTGCAGCTGACCCGTTTACGTCTGTCCAACAACTGAATGTAAAGGCTGCAATGGTTTTCTTCGGGCGAAGAATAGCACGGCTGGAAGTGCGAACAGTTTCCCAGTAGCTTCTGACAGGTCTGTGCTCAACAGCCTGTTTCCAGAAATCCAACGAAAGGAGCACAGATGGTAGCAAAAGTTAGATGCAAGCGTCCTCGAAAAGACGCAAACGGCAATCCGTGTGATTGCGGACGTTATCTTGGCGAAGTGGAAGGCAAGTTCTCTCTTCTGTGCCCCATTTGCCATTGGATTACAATTGGAGATTCCAATCTTCCAAAAGAAACGTGGGTCTCCGTGCCGAAGTTTAAGAACTAAATAGCTTTTGAAGCGCAGTTGTAAGCGCAGTGAGATAGACCTTAACAGGTTTGTCTTGCTGCGCTTTTTATTTTGCCGGAAAGGAGAAGCCTACCGTGAGATATGGTGTGCCATATCGTGGCAGCAAGAACAAAATTGCACAGTGGGTTATCTCTAATCTTCCTGCTGGTGACACGCTGATTGACCTGTTTGCTGGTGGCTGTGCGGTCACGCACGCTGCATTACTGTCTGGCAAATGGAATTGCATTGTAGCAAATGACATTGGCGATGCACCGCAGTTGTTTATGGATGCTGTTCATGGCAAGTATGTCAATGAAAAGCGTTGGATTAGCCGTGAAGAGTTTTACCGTTTGAAAGATTCTGACCCTTATGTTTCGCTTTGCTGGAGCTTTGGAAATAATCGCACGGATTACCTCTACTCAAAGGAGATTGAACCGTGGAAAAAGGCTTTGCACTACGCAAGAGTGTTTGACGATACATCGCTTTTGCGTGAGTTCGGAATCAATTCGGACGGAAGCTCAAAAGACATCAAGCTAAACAATGGTGAATATAAAAAACTTTATTCACAGTGGATCGGACATCAAGCAAAGCATAAAAGGCTTTATGATTTAGAACACCTTGCAAGGCTAGAGAATCTTGAACGCTTGCAGAATCTTGAACGCTTGCAGAATCTTGAAGGTCTGCAAAGGCTTGAAGGTCTGCAAATAGATTATAGGGATGTGCAAATTCCATTAAATGCGGTTGTATACGCAGACCCCCCTTATAAACGAACAAACTGCACAGGCTATAAACGTGGTTTTGACCATGAATCGTTTGAAAGGTGGCTTTCGGAAGTCCCGTTTATGGTGGTTGTTAGCGAGTATGAAGCGCCAAATGGATGTTTGGAAGTTGCAAGCATAAAGAAGCAATCTTCTATGGGCACTGGGAATAAAGGCGGTTCTAATACTGAAAAGCTGTTTGTTCAAAAGCGATTTGCTGAATTGTACAAACAGATGATGGGGAGATTTTGACGGAAAGGAGGAACACATGGCTGAGTATCAGATGGTCGTTGGCGGATTTTTGAATAATCCGCTGACTGGACGCAGACCGATTGAAACGCCGGAGACGGAAATCAATCGGGAGAATGTACTGAAAGTGGTAATGGGCAAAGCAGAGCCTATTCATCTGCTGAACAAGAACGAGATTCGCTTTCTGCACAACTACTACTTGGGCAATCAGCCTGTCCTCCACAGAACGAAGGAATACCACGCGGAAATCACGAACCGCATTGTAGAGAACCACGCCAACGAGTGCGTGGGCTTCTATACAGGATATATGAGCGGCACGCCGTGCTCTTATGTGCGGTCTGAAACGGCAACAGGTGACGGTGAGGAAATCGCCCGGCTGTCTAATGCCTTGCAGTATGAGGGTAAGGATGCGCTTGATCGGCGGCTCTGGCAGTGGATGTTGGAGTGCGGACAGGGATACCGCATTGTTCTTCCTGACAAGGGGTATGGCGGTAACTACCCGGACGAAACGCCTCTGCTGGTAGATGTTCCCGACCCAGACATGGCGTATGTGATTTACAACTCCGGTATCGGTCACAAGCCGATTGCTAACGTGCTGCACATCCCACGCAATTATCAAAATGACCTGAACGACCTGATTTGCGTGTACACGCCAAACCAGTACTTTGAAATCGACAACGGCAAGGTCACGAAATCTGAGAACCATTCTCTCGGAATGTTGCCGATGGTCGAATACAAGCTCAACCCGGAGCGCATGGGTCTGTTTGAACCGGCTATTCCTGTTTTGGATGCCATTAACGACCTTGAAAGCAACCGTCTGGACGGTGTAGCGCAGTTCATCCAGTCCATCATGGTGTTCACAAACTGCCTTGTGGACAAGGATGCTCTCGACCAAGTAAAAGAGCTTGGCGCAATGTGCCTGAAATCCACTTCTGGTCTGCCCGCTTCCGTCTCACAGATTGCAAACGAGCTTGACCAGCAGCAGAGCCAGACCTTACTTGATTCCATGTTGAACGTGTACCGTAGCTTGACTGCCATGCCTAGTGCTACCGGCAGCGAGAACGCAACGTCTGACAACGTGGGCGCAGTTATCGTCCGAAATGGCTGGAATCACACAGAAGCAAGAGCACAGCAGTACGAGAATATGTTCAAGTTCTCGGAACGCCAAAGCTTGTCTGTAATGCTGAAAATCCTGCGTGACACGGCTGGTTCTAAGCTAATGGCAAGCGACATCAACATCAAGCTGCCACGCCGTCAGTACGACAACCAGCAGAGCAAGGTTCAGATTTTCGCACAGATGCTCGGTCAGAGCATTGACCCGCAGTTGGCGTTCACTACGCCCGGTCTGTTTCCCGACCCACAGGCTGCTTACGAAATGAGCAAGCCCTTCCTGATTGCCGCTGGCAAGCTAGGCGAGGATGGGAAAGCTCCGAAGCCGCAGGAACAGCCTACTGACAATATTGCCGACAACGGCAAAATGTTTGGCGAACAGGCTAATGCAAAGGAAGGAGGACAAAAATGAAGAAGCTGTTTATTTCTTGCCCGATGAAGAATCGGTCGGAAGAAAATATTCGGATGACGTTTGACCGTTTGCACAAGATTGCCGAAGCAGTGTACGGTGAGAGCCTTGAGGTTATCCCTACCTATATTGAGGATAATCCACCTAAGTGCAGAACTGAAGGGCTTTGGTATCTTGGCAAGAGCATCGAACTCCTCTCGCAGGCTGATTATTTCATCGGTATTTGCGGCGATAATGCGTGGCTGTATAACGGCTGCACTGTGGAGGCTGACGCTGCAAAGCTTTATGGAATGCCGGTTTATCTTGTCCCTACAAATTTTTCTGCGCCTGATGTAACAAGCGCAGAAGCGGTTTATAACGCAGCAGGAGAACGAATCGACTAAAAATCAATCCGCATAAGCGGGCTGATATATTCCGGCAGGGAAGCCGGGATACAAATTTCGCAACGTTGCAGGGAAGCAACGGTAAAAAAACGCAGGAGGAAATTAACGATATGAAACTCAATGTGTTGCTTGGTGATGCTTACAAAGAGGGTATGACCGCCGATGAAATCATTTCTGCGCTGGAAAAGGTTGCAGACCCTAGCGCAGAGGTCGAGAAGCTGCGCAACGCCGTGACGAAAGCCAACGGCGAAGCCGCCGAGTACAAGAAGCAGCTCAAGGCAAAGCGTACCGATGACGAGAACGCCGCACAGGAACAGGCTGACAAGCTGGCAGAGATGCAGAAGCAGATTGAAGCCCTGACTGCCGACAAGGAGAACCTCGTCAAGGAAAAGACCCTCGCATCTTACCGTGAGAAGTTCGTTGCACAGGGTTATGACGCTGAACTGGCTGGCAAAGCTGCATCTGCACTGGCTGACGGCGACATGGATAAGGTGTTTAAGTTCCAGTCGGAGTTTATGACCGCCCACGACACCGCTTACAAGGCTTCTCTGCTGAAGGATATGCCCACTCCCCCGGGCGCAAACGGCGGCGGAAATTCTGACAGCGAAGGCGTGGCATTTGCCAAGAACCTTGCGCAGCAGAACGCAAATGCTTCTAAGGCATCGAGTGACGCAATGAGTGCTTTCCATTAACAAGGAGGAAAACATGAAGTTTATCCGAAACACGGTCAACGGAATCAACGATACCATCCTTGCTTCCAATGACTACACTGCCATTCCCTTTACCGTGACCGAAGCCGCTGCGGTTAAGGCTGGCTACCCTATGACGCTGGCTGGCAAGAAAGCTGTTGCTGCTGGCGAGACTGGTTCTAAGACCATCAACGCTGACGGCATCCTGCTGTATGACGTTGACCCGGCAGAGAACCCCAATGCTTCCCTGCTGATTCGTGGCGTTATTGACACCAAGAAGGCGGCAGCAAGTTCCAGCTTCACCTATGACGCTGACGCAATCAAGGCACTCAAGACTGCCGTTCCCGGCATCTTCTGCCGTGACAACATCAGCGTAAACGCTTAATAGGAGGTAAAACAACATGGCACTGAATCTTAAGGAAGTCTTTGCCCCGGCTGCGATTGCCGCCTATTGGACGAATGACCCTACCAATGCGATTCCTTTTGCATCTGATGCGCTGTTCCCTGCAAAGAAGAAGGCTGGTCTTGACCTGAAGTGGCTGCGTGGTCACAAGGGCGTTGGCGTTTCCCTGATGCCCAGCGCATTTGATGCAAAGGCTACGTTCCGTGCCCGTGAGGGCTTCAAGTTTGATGAAACCGAGATGCCGTTCTTTCGTGAAGGCTACCATCTGGGCGAGAAAGACCGTCAGGAAATACTTCGTGTTCTGGACAGCAACGACCCTTATGCTCGTGACGTGATGAACCGTCTGTACGATGACACCGCGCAGCTTATCACCGGCGCACGCATCGTTCCTGAACGCATGATCTGGCAGCTGCTGGCTCCCGTCAATGGCGTTCCTGGCATCACCATCAAGGCGAACGGCGTGAACTACACCTACAACTACGACCCGGACGGCACTTGGAAGTCCACCAACTACAAGGAAGTCTCTGCTGCGAAGTCTAAGTGGAACGTCACCACTGCCACTCCCATTGCCGACCTGAACGCCGCAAAGGATGCTGTTCTGGCGAGCGTGGGCGAGGTCGTGACTGAGGTGTACATGAACACCGCAACCTTCCGCAACATGATTGCTGCGGATGAGGTGAAGAACCGGTTCATGACCGTTACCGCAAAGGCAAATGCCGTTCTGCTGGATGCTGAAGCACGGCAGATTATTGAATCTGCAACCGGTCTGAAGATTCATCTGTACGACAAGATGTTCAAGGCAGACCAGTACAGTGCAAGCGAGAAGTATCTGCCTGACGGCATGGTGGTTGTTACCCCTGCTGGCGCACTGGGCAATGTCTGGTACGGCACTACTCCTGAAGAAGCAGACCTGATGTCCGGTCAGTCTGGCGCATCCGTGTCTATCGTGAACACCGGCGTCGCCATCACCACCGAGCTGACCGTTCATCCGGTCAATGCCAACGTCTACGCTTCCGAAATCGTCCTGCCGTCCTTTGAGCGCATGGACGCTGTGTACTGCATCAAGGCTTACTAAGGCGAAAGGGGGAAAGCAGCATGGGAGACCAGTATTCCGAAGCGGCAGTCAAGCTGGGGCAGTACATTGCCCCTGCACTTGACCGTGAAATCACGGACGAGGACTACCCACTCTTCGACCTGCTGCTTGATTTCGCCAAAGACAAGATATTTGCACAGGGCTACCCCTTCGGCAACAAACCGGACGAGTTACCCTTGCAGTATCAGTCGTTGCAGATACGCATTGCAGCGGAACTGTACAACCACATCGGCGCAAACGGACAGACGAGTTATACCAATAACGGTATCACTCGTGTGTGGGAAAGCTCCGATGTGGCGCAATCCCTGCTGAACGAAGTAGTTCCGAGAGTAGGTGTTATCGGCTGATGTTTAATGGTAGTCCGCTGGATAAACGCCCGCTGTGGTATTCAAACCCAGTTGGCGAGAAAACGCCTGTTGTGGACGAGTGGGGAAACGAGACTGGCGAATCCGCATACGAATCGTGGAGCGACCCCGCAAAGCTGATGCTGAATGTCAGCCCCCCTACTGGTTCTGCGGAAGCAAACCCTTTTGGAGCGTTCACGGATTACAGCTACGTTGCCAGTTCGTCCAGTAAAAAGCGCAACACACCGCTTTATGAAGGTACGCGCGTCTGGTTTCAGACGGACGTTTCAAAGCCCTTCAATTACACTGTGGTCAAGGTCGCAGAGCATATTACGGACACGTTGTATGCGCTGAAAGAGGTGGCTGCAAGTGAAAATTAAAGTGAGGTTGAGCGATGCCGGACTTCGTGATGCGGAACGTCAGATACGGGAGTACGAGACCACCCTGAACAAAAAGGCACAAGAGTTTGCAAAGTCATTGGCTGACAAAGGGCTTGATGTAGCGAAAGTTCGCTTTGCAAATGCAGAATATGCCGGTAGCAACGATGTCTCTTGTCGTGTTGAGCAGAACGGAAACATTTGCACCATCATTGCAGAGGGCAAGTCAGTCGCCTTTATCGAGTTTGGTACCGGTGCACATCACAACGGATATGGCGGCGAACTGCCGCCCGGTGTTGGTGCGCATGGCTCCTATGGTCAAGGCAAGGGTGCTGGCAGACGTTGGTACTACTACGGTGACCCCGGTAATGCCGGAACCTATGTGGATACCGTTCCCGGCAAGGGACAGTTGAATTACACCAGCGGTAACGAACCAGCTATGGCTATGTGGGGAGCTGTTGAAGAAATGGCTTCTCAGGTAGAAGCAACGTGGAGGGAGGTTTGGAATAGTTGATTGATTATTTCAATTCTATCTTTACAGCTGTTGCCAAGGAACTGCGAAAGCAAGTGCCTGGTATCTTCGTCACTGGCGAAATCAATGACAGCAACGTCAAAAAGTTTCCATGTGTGCAGATAGAGGAAAACAGCAATCTCCCGGTTCATCGTGATTCTGCCAGCCGAAGCAAGTATGCTGCCATTTCCCTGCGCGTGCGGGTCTATTCCAACAAAACCAGCGGACGCATTGCAGAAGCCCGCTCCATTGTGGACATCGTGGATTCTGTATTGGAACCGCTCAATTTCTATCGAAAATCGTTTGCCCCGTTGAATGGGCTGTACAACAATTCCGTCTATCGGATTGATTGCAGCTATGGGGCAACAATCGGAGAGGACGGAATGATTTACCGAAAATAAGGAGGTAAACATTCTATGGCAACTGGTATTTCTAGCTACGGAATTACTCTTTATGAAGGAACTTCCGGCACTATGACCAAGCTGTGCGACATCAAGGATTTTCCTGACCTGATTTCCGACCCGAACCTTTTGGACGTCACTACCCTTTCTGACCCTATGCAGAAACAGATTTTCGGCATCAACCAGTCTGACCTTAAGCCTTTTACTGCGTTCTATAACAAGACGGATTATGGTGCCGTTATTGAGCGTGGATATAAGGATTCGGATGGAGAACTTAACGCCACGCATCATTACGCTCTGAAGTTCTCTGATGGCTCTGGGTTTACTTGGGATGGTATGCACCAGTGCGGTATGTCCGGCGCAGGCGTTGATGAACCGTTGGAGTTCCCCATCAACATTATTTTCCTGAGCAAACCCAAATGGGCTGAAACGGTTTCCCTTGACGTTTCCTAATACATCTTAATCAAATCAATCAAACCTGGCAGAACTGAACATCGGATTTGGTTCTGCCCCTATTTATAAAGGAGAGCATTTATTATGGCTGCAAAGGTTATCAATTTTCATTCCCCCGATGGCAAGAACACTTATGAGCTGACCTTTACCCGTGACAGCGTGGAAGCTACCGAACGCGCAGGCTTTCAGATTGGCCAGTACACCCAGATGACCAACCTGCTGTCCAACTCCCGCGCCCTGTTCTACGGCGCGTTTATCGCCCGGAATCGTGGCATCAAGCGTAAAGTCGTGGACGAAATGTTTGCCCACATCGACGAGAAGGAAGAGCTGATGGCTGTGCTGCTTGAGATGTTTATGGACGCTTCTAAGTCTCTGCTGGCAACTGATACTGAGGACAAGACCGCAAAAAACGCAACGTGGGAGATTGTGTAACCGCACAATCTCAGGAACCAGACGGAGAGGGAGAACCGTTTTCCTTCTCCAAGCTGTTCCATGATGTAGAAGCCTATTATATCTCCATCGGCATGACCTACGATCAGTTCTGGCACGGCGATGTCTGGCTGGCCAAGGTATACCGTGACGCAGAGGAGCTGCGAGAACGCAGAGCTAATGCAGAAGCATGGAGAAACGGTTTTTACATGGCATCTGCGCTTTCCTCTACGGTTGGCAATATGTTCCGAAAGAAAGGGTCTAAGCCGATCAAGTACATGGATAGACCGCTTCCCCTTACTCAAAAGGAGAAAGACGAGTATGAATACCAACGCGCAGTTGAGGCGCAGGAGCGAATCAAGAGAATGATGTTCTCTATGATGGAAAGTGATGGTGGTAGTGATGGCTGATGTTGATATTACAAGCTTATCCGTAGAAATTTCTGCGGAATCGCAGGGCGCAGAGCTTAATATCGACAAGCTCGCTACCGCCATTTCTAATTTGCGGACAAAGGGCAATGTGACGAAGGTTGTCAACAGCCTTGATAAGCTGTCCGCTTCCATTTCTGCGCTGAAACAGGCATCCACCGGCTTGTCTGGGCTGGACAACATCACAAATTTTCTGAATGGCATCGGCAACGCAAACTTTTCCGGCAGTGTAAAAAGCATTAACAGCGTTGTCAACGCCATCAAGAAAATTCCTGCCGCCGTGTCCGGCTTGAATGGCGTGGACTTCTACTCCATGTCCGGCAGCATTACTGAACTGACAAACGCAATGGCTCCCCTGTCCATTCTGGATGCTTCCGGCTTAAAAGCAATCGGCAGTGCTGTCAATGCCATTGGGAAAATCCCTGACCTGACCGACAAGCTGAAAGCCACCGACCTCGATTTTTTTGCAAGTTCTTGTCAGAAGATTTCCGCCGCCCTTACTCCCCTCGCATCTCAGCTCGACAAGGTGGGCAATGCCTTTGCAAAGCTGCCGCCACAGTTGAGCAAAGTGGTCACGCAGGCAAATCGTGTGACTGCCGCCAACGAACGGCAGAAAAAAAGCTACATAAGCCTTTCCGCCCAGCTGAATGGTTTCATGCTGTCTGCGAAAAAGCTGGTTTCGCTGAAAGCTATTGCTGAGTATCTTGGCAACGCTGTTGCGAAGTTCAATGACTTTTACGAAGCGACAGACCTGTTTCATAATGCTATGGGCAATTTGAGCGGTGAAGCAGATACGCTCATTAGCAAGATGCAAGGCCTGCTTGGAGTTGACCCGACCAAAGCGATGACCTACATGGCTACCATCCAGAGTTTGGGTACTTCGTTCGGTTTGGCCAGCAACAAAGCATACATTCTGTCTAAGAACCTGACCCAGCTTGCCTATGATGAGGGCTCTTATTGGAACAAGGATGTTGCCGAAACCTTTACCGCAATGTCCTCTGCTATCTCTGGCGAGATTGAACCTATTCGCCGTCTTGGCGTTGATTTGTCTCAGGCGCGGTTACAGCAGGAACTTCTTGCCTTGGGCTTTAACAAGCAAGTCTCTAGCCTGTCCCAGGCAGATAAAGCAGTTCTGCGTTATATCGCCATTATGAAGCAGACTGCCAATGTGCAGGGCAACCTTGCACAGACCATCCAGAGCCCTGCGAATCAGATTAAGATTCTGAAAGCCCAGCTGGATATGCTGGCAAAGTCCGTTGGTTCTCTGCTCTACCCTGCCATGAAATCCATTCTTCCCCCGCTAATTGCCGCTGTTCAGCTCATTCGGGAGTTTGTTCAGTGGGTGGCAAAGCTAATGGGCGTGAAGGTTGTGTTTACTGATTTCACTAAGAGCGCTGACAGCGTTGGTGGCATCGGTGATGCAATGGATGACACGGCAGATTCCACTAAGAAAGCTGCCAAAGCCCTCAAGGACTACACGATGGGCTTTGATGAACTGAATATCATTGACCCTACACAGGGAAGCTCCGGCTCTGGCGGCGGTGCATCTGCTGGCAACATCTTGGGCGATGTAGACCTGTCCGGCTACGATATGTTCAAGCAATACAATGAAGAGTTCGCAAAGCAGATTGATGCTATCAAGCAGAAAATCAAGGATATGCTACCGATTATTGGTGCTATCACCGCCGCACTTGCGTTGTGGAAAATTGTTGATTTTCTGACGGACATTGCGACAGCAATTTCCAAGATGACAGAATTGCAAAAGTTGGCTCTTTCAATTGCAACGGTTGTTGTCGAAGCATCGTTAGTATTCAGTTTTGCAAAAGGCTACGCATCTAGTGGAAATCCTCTTGAGCTTTTAGGCGAAGTGGTGTCTGCTGCGTTTGGTTCTTTTGTTCTTTGGCGCACAATGGGCGCAGATGGCATTACGCTTGGCATGGGCATCGCTTTTGTGGCAAGCCTTGCAGGTCTTACTTATGCGCTTGGCACTGGCGAAGCAAATCTTGGCGATGCAAGCACATGGATTCAATCCGCTTTAACTACTGCTTTTGGTTCCATTGCGGGCATCACGTTGCTCACTAATCTTGGCGTAGCCACTGGTACAGCCGCAACGCTTTCTATCGGTCTTGCAGGTCTTATTACCTTTGCTGGAATCACATTCTCTCTTGGCGAAAAGCTGAAAGAATTTCCGGTTCTTAATACCATCATTGCTGCTTTGATGGGAATTTTTGGTGGCGTTGCTGGTGCTGGCGTTGCATTGCTTGTTGGTGCAAGCCTTCCTGTTGCTGGAGCCGTTGCCGCTGCTGGTGTCGGTATTGGCCTTGTTCTTCACTGGGCTGGTATCAAATGGGGCACTAAAGAGAGCGGCGAAAAAACAGATGCTGCCGCAGAAGCCGACATTAAAATGCATCATGTCGAAAATGTTTTTGAGCAGCGCATTGAAGCCATCAAGCAAATTATCGTTACCAAGTGGAATGCGGCCATTGATTTTATGACTTCTCTTCCCGGAAAGGTTGGAGATATCATAAATAGCATTGGCGAGTGGTTCAGCTCTCTTCCTGAAAAAATCGGCCATGCCCTTGGCTTTGCCGTCGGCAAAATCGGGGAGTGGGTTGGAAACATGGTCGTTACTGTAACAACCGAAGTTCCCAAAATCGTTTCGTCTGTTGTTAAGTTTTTTGAAGAACTGCCGGGAAATATTTGGACTGCAATCTTAAAGACTCTTGATACTATTTCCGAATGGCGAAAGAGAATGGTGGCTTTTGTTGTTGTTGAAATTCCCAAAATCATTTCGTCTATTGTCAGTGAGTTCAAAAAACTTCCTGGCGAATTGAGAAAACTCGGCAAATTCATTTGGGACGGTCTAATCAACGGCCTAAAAGACGCATGGAGTACCGTTACAAATGGCATCAAGAGTTTCACTGATGGTTTTGTCAACGGTTTCAAGGACGCTCTCGGCATTCACTCCCCTTCTACTGTATTTGCGGAGATTGGCGGTTACATCGTTCAAGGTCTTGCAAACGGCATCAATGCTGCGTCTCCCTATGTTGAACAAGCTATGACCAATCTGGCAAACGTTGTTCAACAGAAGGGCAACGAGATGATTGACTATGGCGCAGACGTTGCAAATGGCTTTGTTGATAACATGGTCAATACGTTTGACGCAAAGTGGAATGAAATCGACAACGGTCTCAAGAGCGACTTCATTGGCACGATTAAGGGCATGATCGATGCGGTCAAGAAAGGCGATATCCAAACCGTCGCTGAAAACACCGCAGCTATCATTTGGAAGGCGATGGGAGAGGAAAACAGAAAACAGGTCAAGTCTTATGCTTCCGACTTGGTTTCCAATCTTACCAGTGCTCTTAAGACCGTTGGTTCCAAAGTATTTTCTTCTGCAAAACTCGTCGGAAAGAACATTTTGGATGGAATCACATCCAAGTTTGGCGAAATCTCCACGCAGGTCGTCAGTCTCGGAAGTAAAATTGCGTCCTCGTTCTCTTCTCTGATCGGACCAATCTCGGCATCTGGCAAGGCGATCAGTATTGGCCTTTCTTCTGGCGTTTTAAGTCAGTTCCCGTCTATCATCGCTGGCATTGCTGGGCTTATCGGTCAAATTGGAGCTGCATTTATGGGCATCTTGCAGACGATCGGCAGCGTCTTGACATCTCTTGGCATCCCAACTGGTGTCATCATGATCGCTGGCGGCGTTGCAATTGCAGCAGCCATCGCAGGAATTGTCGGAACGCTTGTTGGAAAGTACGGAACAAGCTCCAGCCCGTCTGTGGACAATAACTATTCGAGCTATCCTGGCACGAGTGATTACGATTCTGCTAACGGCTCTACAACATCTGTTGGGAGCTATTATCCAAGTTCTTCCAATAGCGGAGCGAGCCCCGCAGAGCTCCGCAGTGCCGTCCATGATGGGTGCTATAACGCATTCCTTGACATCTTCCAGCGGTATGGAGATGAAATCACCGGAGGAAAAGAACTCAAGATTTACCTCGACGGGAAGCAGATCACTGCGTCCGTTGAGAAACGGCAGTCTGAGCGTGGGTTTCAGATTATGGGAGACGAAGTTTACAGCTACTAAGGAGGTTTACGTTTTATGCAATCTCTCGTCACAGTAAATGGCAGAGAGCTGCCTGAGCCTTCCTCCTACGACGCTACAACAAGCACTATAGTCGATTCTGGACGAAACGTACAAGGCAAAGTCGTTGGGTCTGTGGTGCGGCACGATGTTGCGAAGATTTCCCTAAAATGGAATTATCTTACCGCAAGACAGTGGGCGGATGTCATCGGGCCGTTCACCACAAACTTTTACTGCACTGTTCGGTTTTATAACCAAGCAACTGCAAGCTACACGACAAGGCAAATGTATGTTTCCGATAGAACCGCCGGAATGTGGAGGCGTTCCCCGTCCAACGGAAACGTTATGGGATGGGTCGGGGCATCCCTTAGCCTGGTTGAAGTTTAAGAGAGGTGATTATTTATGGGCTTTCTGCCTTCCGACAAGTGGCTTGAACAATACGACAAGACACTTGTTCCGGAGATGTTTGTTCGCATCACTTACCACGTCTCTGACGATAAGGCCCAAGCAGACGCCATTGCCAGCTCTTCCAACCAGGCTTTATTCAGCAACACGTTGTCTGTCACAGACCTGGATTCTGCTTCTTTGGCCAATTATGCCACCGGAGAACCTAATTTGTGGGTCCTTGACGGGAGCAAACTTTTGGTCCCAGGTTCAGAGCCATACGAGAACGCTGGGTATTTAAGTATGGATTGTGTTTCTGACACAAACCATCCGATTATCACTTTCTCTTTCAGCAAAACACACACTGAAAGAATCCCCGGAATTATAATCGTATGGTCGTCTGTTTTAAACGAATTTGCAAAATCTTTTAGGTTGGCGGCTTATAGCGGAAAGGAGCTCGTTGCGTCAAAACAAATTGACGATAACCAGTCGGTTGAATCCTCTGTAGATTTTGAGATTTCTGGGTATGATTCAATTACCCTTGAAATTTTGGAATGGTGCATCCAGGGCCGCAGAGCAAGAGTGGAGCAAGTTGAATTTGGTCTGCGTGTCCAATTTAGCAAAGCGGATTTGCTTTCTTATACGCATGAATCAAAACGCGACCCGATTTCTGGGCAGCTTTCCAAAGATTCCGTTTCGTTTTCTGTTGATAACTCCGAACAACGCTGGAACCCGGTAAATCCAGGTGGACTTTATCGGTATCTTTATGAACGTCAGGAGATTTCAGTTCAATACGGCATGGACATTGGAGATGCGGTCGAATGGATTGACGGAGGGAAGTTCTTTCTTTCTGGATGGACAATTCCGGCGAATGGCATAACGGCATCGTTTGATGCCAGGGACGCCCTATCTTTCCTCCAAGATTCCATTTATACTGGGCACACGAGTGGAACGCTTTATCAGATGTGTTTTGATGCATTAGAGCTTCTGGATGTTCCCGGAATCTCTTACGAAATTTCGGAAGAATTAAAGAACTATTCTTGCGACATTTCCTCCGATGCTTCTTCTTATAAAAACGCAGACGTTCTTCAGCTTGCTGCAAACGCAGCTGGGATGGCTCTTTACCAATCCAGAGATGGGGTCATTCACATTGAACGTGTTCCTCTTGTTCCAGTCACGAGGTCTGATATTGAGGAAATATCGCTCTTGAATAGCTTTAAATACCCAGAAATAACGTTTTCGACAAAAATAAAAAACGTATCGTGCAAGGTTGGCGGCGAATCCGTGTTTTATCCAGCCGGAGCTAGTGGGAACGGAGCGACCCAAAGCATCAATAATCCGCTTATATCGAAATCTATATCTTCTAGCGCAAAAAATGCGTTGACCGAAACATACGCACTTCTTTCTAACAGAAGAAAGGTAAACCTGGAATTTCGTGCAAGCCCCCATATTGATGCGTTGTCTTTTGTTAGAGCAAACCATCAGTTTGGATATGCATCGAACGTTCTCGTTACGGATGCCAAGTATACCTTTAACGGATGTTTTAAAGGTACGATGGAAGGATATATGGTGGAAAGTGCGAGTGCCCTTAGACTTGATAAGGACTCCGTTTTTGTGGCTCCTGGAGAGACCGTTCGTTTAACCGCAACGCTTGTCCCTTCCTCAGAGGATTCCCCAGCAATCGGATGGGAAGCATCTCCTCCCGACGTTGTTTCCATTTCCGTCGTTTCCAACAAAGGCGGCGTTTCTGTTTGCGACATTTCTTTTGTTTCCAGTGGAGATGCCGTAGTCACAGCCTTCGTGTCTTCCGTATCTGCAAAGTGTACCGTTATCAGTCAGGCTCCGTCTTTGTCGGATATGCCGGAAGGATCGTCTGTTTACATTCAAGAAAGTGGTGCGGATGTAGAGTTTGTTGTCGCAAAACATGGGTATGAGCCTGGCTTAAATGGTCCGGGGAGAACACTTCTTATCAGGAAAGAACCTCTTGCTGAAACAGTGTGGAACCAGACGCACGTCAATACATACGACGGAAGCTCCATCGACAGGCTGTTGAAGGGAGATTACGCAAACAGATTTAGCGACACCGTCAAGTCCGCAATGGGGCTTACCTCTTTCTATTACACGGTAGGCGGTAGCACTACGGAAATCAGAACGCTGTCTCGTAACGTCTTTCTTCCGTCTATTTATGAAATGTTTGACCCAGAAGACAAAAACGCAGATGTTTATGTAAATGGGAGTAACCCATTTTTCAAAAAAGAGGGTTCTGTATTGCCAAAACAAACTCGAAGCGTCTTTGTCCAATCGTACAATGACTCCCTCTATCACATTATCCGCAGATGGTCACGTTCTCCTGCGCTACGAGATTTTGATGAAAACCATATCGTGGGCCAACTCGTTGGGACTTACAGTCTTGGAACGTCTAGTGCAGGTAGGATTTTTTTCTCCACAGAGCAGTACAATGCTTGGAGCTCTAACAAGTTCAGCCCCGCTTTTACGCTTCCGTCTACGACTAAAGTCGGTAACGACAAAAAGATTTTGCTTTAAGGAGGGACTATGGCGATTTGGATTACAGACAGAACCCAAGACGATGTTGACCGCCTAAAGTTCATTTATGGTAAAGCCGTGAACGGGACCTGGACGGATGAGGAAAAAGCGGAGTGGCTTTCCGGTATGAAAGGGGCTCTTGACTACAGAGATTTTTCGAGAATAGAAACCGGCATATCCGAGCTTGCTTCACTTCTCGGTGCGGACGTAGATGTCAAGACGGACTGGGACATAAACGGGTATCTTACCACGTCAGATGCCACTAGGTGGCTGTCGAATATCGAATCTATTCGTTCTAAAAACTCAGGAGACGCCAAAACTGCGCCGACACCTACGTCTATGGATAGGCTTGGATTTGAGACAATGAACCAACTTGAAAGCATTTTGTCAGACATAGAATCAATCGCCAAAACTTACGTTACTTTTTCTGGCGAATACATGGCTGGGGAGGACCAATATGGTTTTTGAAGACCGCATATCAAAATATCCTGGCAGGTGGACGTTAGTCCATGAGGATGGGTCGTCTGAAGTTGTAACGCTCGTCCGAAACGACGGACCCATAAAGGACGGCACACCGATCAACGCATCCACTTTAAATGAGCTGAGTACAGTTGCAGGTGCCATCAACGCAAAAGAGGAAGCCGTTTCTGCGGCAAATTCCGCTGCGGAAGAACGTGCAAAAGCAGAACAGGCTGCAAAAAATGCCGCAAAAGATGTTTCTGCAATTGTAAAAGCAGACTCTGAAAATGCAGCTTTGTCTGCTGCTGCTGCCAAGACAAGCGAAACCAATTCAAAGCGTTCGGAATCTCAGTCTGCTACTTATTTGCAGGGCACAAAAGAATACTTTGAGCAGGTCCGCACCATCACCATCGGTGCACAGGGGTGGTACGCCACGCCGGAAGCTCTGAAAGCCGCTGTTCCAATAGGCGAAAATGGCTGGTGGGCGGTCGTTGGCACCACCGACACCATTTGGACGTGGGACAGTGACACGAAGTCGTGGAAGGATAGTATTCAAAAAGCGGACCTTTCCGACTACTACACCAAGGCCCAGGCCGACGCCAAGTTCGGCACGCCGTATACCCTGCCGCCCGCTACGGCAGACCAGCTGGGCGGCGTGAAGGTAGGCGACTATCTGGACATTGCCCCGGACGGCACCCTGAGCGGCAAGACGCTGTATG